CATTGCCTTCTCTGCTAATCCCGCTATACTACTGTAGTCGCCACCACAACCGGGAGAATTGCAATGGCTCTCTTTCACAAAGACGTGTTCCTACCTAAGTTCCCACTTCCACAAGGTAAGTTAGCTCTGACCTACAGTAATCACGCGAAGCAAGAAAGCGAGTCAGACAAATATGGTGAAGTGATTTTGCCTGATACACTCGATACTGAGAAAGCTCAAGTAATCGAAGTGGAGTTAGACAATAAGGGTGTGGCGAAGATTGTCTATCGCTTACCCATGACCGATAGAAGAGACATTAGTTTAGCTGTGATACCCGGCCGAAGTTTGTTCGTGAAAACGATTTGGTTGAATCCACGGAATGACAACCATCGGACTTTGAACCGCAAACGTTATGTGGGAGGTTGAAAGTGCAAACGACAGAAGAATTGAACGAAGATGTGTTACTGAAAATCCAATGGAAATTAATGGAAATCAGAAACTTGCTCCACAAGGTAAAGACTAACCAAAAGGTAAGGCTATCCCAATGTTGGGAAGATGTGGAAACCTTAAAAAACAAAATCAGGAAACTTAAGAAGTAACCAATAGGGCATGGAAGCCCGTGATGCGCCAGTGACTTTCTCACTCATTTTCCCCAACTAAGCTTTACAAAGTGTACCTAGTCCGCTATACTACACAGGTCAATTCAACCTAGCGAGGAAAGTAATGAGTCACCCAATTCGGCTTCCACTGGAAAACGACCGCAACATCCAAAAGGAATTTGAGGATGCTCTGGACGCGGCTAGTGATTTACTAGCTAAGGCGGCTGAACACGTCGCGGTGGCACAAAAGTTGTACAACGATTATAGCAATCGTGGTGAACACGAACGGTTGTTCTCACAGATTATCAATAATGTGAATGACGCAGAATTGAATGTCAATTACCTCATTAGGCAAATCTAAACCTCGCTCGCCGTAACTGGCGAGTCCCCACGAGCCAGTATTTTCTACAAAAGCAACGAACTGGCTTGCATACACGCCGAAGGCGTGGTATTATCTGTGTGTAGAGACAACCTGCCCGAGTGAGTAACGGTGGCCAACGGAACTCACACCCTAGCTAGGTATGGAACGGTTGTAACGAAGATACGTCTTCCAGACGTTAGTTTAATCTACAAACTATTGGTCATCTAACGGTAAGACTCCAACAACGGGTGCCGGCTCAACTCCGGCATCCTAATAGGTGGAGAATGTGAGTTCGAGTCTCACGCAATAGTTTAGACAACTTAGTAAAGTGTAACGGATAGCACACGGCTAAGGCTATGAAGACTGGTTCAATTCCAGAGCTAAGTTGTCTTAAGTTTTATAAACTTTTTCAAAAGTTTGCCCCGATAACTCAATTGGTTAGAGTTTTCGACTTTTAATCGAAATGTTGTCGGTTCGAGTCCGACTCGGGGTACTATGTCAGAACGTACTAACACTAACTGTAATTGGAAAGAAAGATGCCTACACTGTTTGTTCTAATGTTCGTCGTGTTTCTTACGCTTAAGCTTGCAGAGGTTGGGGTTGTAGCCGCGTGGTCGTGGTGGTGGGTTACTATTCCGCTCTGGGGTCCAATTTCACTGTTTGTCACATTAAGTTTTATCGTATTCCTTTTTGTACTTCTCGGAAACATGTTAAGTATGGGAAAGTTTGAAAAGTAAGCTTCTGGCTGCTGGTGGGCCACGGCACGCCAGTTTATTGCAAAACATATTGACAAGTTAGTTCCATTCACGTATACTTAGTAAGTCGCATTCACCACACTGGTACTTACCATGTCCACCGACAACGTTTCCAGTGCCTACCTGAGTGACTTTGTTCACAACAAAGAAGTGATTCGAGAATTCAAAAAGTGTGTCAAAGACAAGGTATTCGGTAATTTTGATGGTATCGTGTCGGGGTGTGAGTGGCTTTTTGTTCGGACCTACGTTAGCCTATCTCACCAAAAAGAAGTTAGTCATTGTTCGTAAGCCCAATGAGAGTACCCATAGCCCACAGCAATGTGAAGGTCACAATAACATTCAACGGTACATCATTGTGGACGATTTCGTTTCCAGTGGCACCACTTTGGAAACGATTGTAGATTCCATTCGAGATTTCAATATTAACATGCAACATGTCGGATGTTTCTTCTGGAAACCGGGAAGATATACTAACAGATTAGGTGGAAATGGAATACGGGGACAGAAAGTAAGTAAAGGAAAAGTCTTTATTAGAATGGGTCAGGATTTGAAGTATGTAATTGAACCGGAACTAGAATAGGTGAGTGAGCTACGCTCACTGGAAAACAGTGAGTCCCGGCACGCCAATTTTAACCGAATTAGATTGACAACCTGTGTAACATGTGATATGATTAGCTAGTCGATGAGGGTGTGGCGTAATGGAAGCCGCAGCAAACTTAAAATTTGTCGCCGTAAGGCGTGTGGGTTCGAGTCCCACCATCCTCACTAGCCAACGTTAGGGCTTAATAGCTAACGTCTACTTAATAGTATCCCACTATTAGGTTAACGTATATTGGGAACTCCTATACGTTAACTAACTGGGTAGTTAACGTGTCACTGCCAGTACGGAGAAGTCCAGTTTTATGAAACACAATCTTCAAGTCGAATTGGCTCAGTGGATTGAACGGCTCCGCTCTGATGTGAGCGTGATTGGCCCGTTCTGCGATTGGTTGGATGAAAACGATATTCAGGCTCAACAGTGGAAAGAGGCTCGCAAACTGTTGTTTGTTGCTAAATACATTTGGGTAATGCAAGATAAAACCCAACGGAAGTTCTTCGGAAGTTCTTACTTCTGCACTAAGTTTAAAGTTGTGTGCATCACACAACACGGGTTCAGTTACGAACTTCAGATTCGCAATCGTCGCCGTTGGGAAACTAATGAGAGTTGGGAAAACAATAAGTATTGTCGAAAGCTTACTTGATACCCTGCCCGTATGAAGTGGGTAACTTATCGCTGGCATGATGCCGGCGTCTTCCGACACGCCAGTTTCTTACTAATTACCTTGCATACTCGGGAGCGGCGTGGTATATTAGAAGCATGAGACGGCGGTTGCAAACGTAAGGGTGATAACCCAACTGGAAGAGGTAGCTTAGGCTTAGTGTGGGTTCGACTCCCACTCACTCCAAACGTCTCATGACCAGAATCTATATTTTAACGGAGAATAAATGAACAGTAAATTCAAGAAACAAACATTTCTTTGAGTAAGTGTACTAAAGTAAAGTGTATTAGCCGAACGTGAGCGGCTAATGCAAGTCCTTTATTATACTCACGTCAACTTACTATGTTGCCGACATAGTAGAGTTAATGTTTATATCGGCTCACTAGGCATCATATAAAGATGCGTTACGGTGAATGAGAAGACGCTAGTGAATGACGCTAGCGTCTTTTCTTTTTAGCGCCCGCCGACCCGCCAAACTAGATAAACTACTTGACTTACTAATAGTTTCCGGGTATACTCTACTAGTCGGCCACACCAAACATCGGAGTTAAAGATGAACGAAGCGAATGTCGAAGTGACAAGCCAAGAAACCAGCAAGCTTGACGTAGCACTCGCGGAAGCAAACCGAATCGTTGAAGTCATCAAGCAAATCCAAGAGAGTAAGAAGAATCTTTACAATAAGTGGCTGAAAGAGAATGAACATAAGTGTTTGGATGTGATTAAGGTCTATAGTCTATTGAAGAATGGTGGAGTGCAAGGTTTGCCAGAGAAACTGGCAAAGTACGATATTGAATGGGGTTTCAAGGTTGAAGTGAAAGACCTTACAGATTTCGCTTTAATCAAACGCCTGATTGGTAATTTGGAACATAGTAGGAAAGAACCTGTCGGAGATGGACGCAAGCAAAAGATTCGTGTCTATCTTTACCCAAAGGAATATCAGAATCTTCGTTTCAATGGTATTGAGTTTTACTACGAACGAAAACTCACATCAAAAGACAAGTGCAAGGTAGTGACTGAAAAGAGTACGCGAACCGTGGTAGTTTGTAAGATTTAAAATGTCCTTGCTCATGCGGTCGAATTGACCGCAGCGAGCCGCAGGACGCCAATTAGTACAAAATCTATTGACAAGTAAGCTAGTATCGCGTATACTTAGTTAGTCGCACTCACCCATTCAGGAAATAGAAATGGAAACGCTTCTCCAGTTCATTACTCGCCTCAACCTGCAACTTAACACAACTTACCTCGGAAAAAAAGTTCCTCCATTTTCGGATAAGTCTAAACACGAAATGTTTCATTGGAGATGTGATTTGAAGAATTTGCAAGGAAGGCACACCACCAACCCTGAAAACGGAAACCCCGTTTGCTTCCCTAAAGACTCCTTCCCTTCTCTCTCGCTTGATTTTTATAGGGGGTTGGCACATCAGGGATTTCGTCAGTATGATTTTGTTAAGGGAAGTTTTACTAATGAATGGAAGATGGCTACTGAAAAAGAAAAATTTTCTTACAAAACTCCCAAGCCAATTCCACCGAATTTGATGGATATTCTCTCGAATCTTCATATGACGGCTACTTCTCTGCGTAACTCGCCTTTCTGGGAAGATTGGGCTAACGAACTTGGATACAATCCAGACAGTATCAAAGATAAGGAAATTTATGATGCTTCTGTCGAAGAATATAGAAAACTTCATAAATTCTTAGGAAGTGAATTTGAAAACTTCCTGAACTGTGAAAACGATTACTGAGTAATTAGCTAGCCTTCGGGCTAGCGTCCCCCAACTCGCCAACTATAATTCTATTTGACTTACTGAATTCATCTGTTATAATCCTAGTGTAGTCCCAAACCACGGAGAAAGAAAATGTTGGCAGCACGTTACGCTAGCAAGAAGCTTCTCAAGGCCGCAATTGGGAAGGAACTTCGATACGTCGAAACTTCCATGTTCGGCAACGAATACACTCCAAACGGCAAGTTCGCAGTAGTCGGCCCGAGTCCTACGGAACGAAAGTGGTTCGCGTCCGTAACAATGGAAAACGGACTGATTAAGAAGGTGAGTTAAACTAACAGCTACCATCACTGGTAGCCCCGGCCCCGCCAGTAACTTTCGCCACAATTTCCGATTCGGGTTTGACAAGCGAACTCAGTTCGCGTATACTTAGTGTGTAGACCAAACCGCCTTACTAACTGGAGAGAAAAGATGCCTGCCAACGTCGAAAGCATGTTCAGCGTTAAGGAAACCCCGTGGCACGGGATTGGCCACGTCGTCAACGAAGTCGCTACGCTCGCGGAAGGTATCAAGCTTGCTGGGCTTGATTGGAAGGTTCTAGTCTATTCGCTTTTCCGCGAAGATAAGAAGGATGAAAACGTGGACGAATTCGCTAAGGTGTTCGTGCGTTCTGATTCTGGTGCTACTCTCAGTGTAGTCGGGCCAAATACCCATCCGCTGCAAAACGAACACGCTTTCGATTTCTTCCAACCTTTCCTAGACAGTGGGGATTGTAAGTTGGAAACGGCCGGAAGTCTGGGGATGGGGAAGAAGATTTGGGTTATGGTGAAGATTCAGCGGGCTAACAGCGAAATTGTCAAGGGGGATGAGGTCGCAAAGTTCGTACTGCTGTCTAACAGTCACGACGGTACTACGGCCGTTCGTGTTGGCTTTACCCCGATTCGTGTGGTATGTGCTAACACTCTCGCAATGGCACACAAAGACGAAGCTAGCAAGTTGCTTCGCGTGCGTCACACGGCGGACGTTAAGAAGAACGTAGAAAGTATTCGGGAAACAATGAATATTGCCGACGCCTCTTTTGAAGCTACGGCTGAACAATATCGTTTCCTCGCTTCGCGTCAGATTAACGCTGCTGACTTGCGGAAGTATGTTAAGGTAGTTCTTGGAATGGACGATGATGAGAAGAAACTGAAGACTCGTTCTCTCAACACTCTGAACGAGATTATCAAGGCTCACGACGACAAGTTGAAGATGCAGCAACTTCAGAACGTGATTGCCGACAAGGGGATTGTTCAAGAGCAATTGCAAAAGGAATACGCTAACATTCTGGACGCTGTCCTTGCCAACATGGAACAGGGCCGGGGTACTGAGAATGCGGCCAGTCGCGGAACGTTCTGGACAGCGTATAATGCTCTGAACGAACACTTGAACTATAATAAAGGTAACAAGCCCGACACTCGGATGAATTCTCTGTGGTTCGGGGAGAACGCAAAGCTTAACATTGAAGCTTTGAAGGTAGCTACTGAAATGGCGGATGAAAAGGCTGGTTAACGCCTAGTGGGTTGGAGCTAGGACAGCAGCCCCGTGAATAACGGGGTTGGTGTCCCCCAGCCCGCCACTATTTAGCAAACTAACTTGACTTCCGGTCTTCCATACTGTATACTTAGTAGAGAAGCAACTAGATACCACAAGTGAGACATGAAATGTCGAACCTACTGAAATTCGCTCGCGGCAATGCTAAGCTTGGCAAGCATATTCATACGTTCTCATTACCGGCAGGCTTTGCTTGTCCCGGTGCGTTAGAATGTCTAAGTAAAGCTAATAAGGAAACTGGTAAGCTTACCGATGGTAAGTTTAATCGTTTCCGCTGTTTCTCCGCGTCTCAGGAAAATCAATATCCCTTAGTCCGTGCGGCCCGCTGGCACAATTTCGATTTGCTCCGCAATGCTAAGACATACCAAAATATGTTAGACTTAATCCACAAGTCTATCGCCGCTTTGCACAAACCCACTATCATTCGTATTCACGTTGCCGGGGATTTCTTTAGTCAAGATTATTTCAATGCTTGGGCTATGATTGCGGCAACGCATCAAAAAATCGCTTTCTACGCCTACACCAAAAGTTTGCCATACTGGATTAAGCAAATCGAACACTTAGGAAACGGTCGGAAAGATTCCTCATATTTTAATCGTAATTTCATTCTCACTGCCAGTCGTGGTGGTAAGTATGATGCTATGATTGATATTTACAAACTTCGCACCGCTGAGGTTGTGTTTAGCCTTAGTGAAGCAAAAGAAAAGAAACTTGAAATCGACCACGATGATAGCCACGCTCAACAGTTTGGGGAATCGTTCGCCCTTCTGTTGCATGGTAAGCAACCGGCCGGAAGTGAAGCTAGTAAAGCAGAAACGTTGTTAAAAAAGAATGGTTATTCTGGTTATTCTAAGACTACTAAGTTCTCACTTCCGACTATCTGAGGATAGTTAGGATGATTGGAATTGTAATCACTGGTGCCTTAATTCTTGCAATTGTGAAAGGAATGTTGAAATGAGTAAGGTCAACACAATCAACGTGGTAGAAATCCTAGATAATCGAATCTGTGGGATTCATTCATTTCTTTATATGGATGATGCTAAAAGATGTTTCAAAAGAATTCTTAAAGAACACGGAATCAATAAGCTAAGTGAATTTATTGAAGACGGAGAATATGAAGATAATAACGGTTACGTTATCCAAATTGTATCATCTGTCTGATGATAAATACACTAACACCGCGAATAGCGGGGTTGGTGTCCGCCGGCCCGCCAACACTAAAAGTTCACCTCAAAAAAATTAAACTAAAATAACTCTGACCTAGTCTCGCCCAATTAGTCTAATCATTTCTTCTACACATCTCTCTCATCCTCATTTGACTAGTCCGTTTCACTTTTTCGTCATATTGAACTTGACAAGCTCGCTCCGCTCGCTTATACTCTAGTAGTAACCTAGTCAGTAACCAAGTGAGGTAAAAGAAATGTTGTTCGATGTGGTAGTCACAGACGGAGTCAGTAATCGTATCTTCCGTAACGGTATCGCTAAACGTGATGCTAAGAAGATTGTGAAGGAACTTCGGGGTAAGGGTTTCAAGGCTCAGTTAGTTACCTGCAAGGGTAAGAGTCAGGAAGCCGAAATTGAACTGCCAGTCGAGGAAGACTTGGACGAGTAAATTGGCAGAGAAGGCACCACACACAAAACACGAAACTAAATTGTCCCGCAACATCATCCATTCCCGCCCACTTCTCACCTAATTCTTATCTTTGTTCCCCCTTCCCTCTATTCTCTTCATATCGTGGAGTAAAGGGAGTTTTATTTTATCTTAAAAGAAAATTTTTTTAAAAGGATTCCCGTGAAGCCTCACAATAAAGGTTTTCTGTACGTTTGGACAGTCGGCTATTGGGAAAACGGAAAATTAAATGTGCCTAAAAACTGTTACCACTTAAAGATGTACTGCGAAAACATTTTTAAATTTGAACAGGAATTGTCACAAAAGTACCCGGAAAAGAATTGGGTTCATATTTCCGAGCGTGCTAGAAATGAAATTAAATTTGATTTAGATAAGATTAGTATTGTTTCGCCAATTGACGGTATTGAGAACTCGAACAAAGAAACTACCTGGAATTTTGAGAGCTAAGATATGAACGCACTCAAGGCATGAACTGTTAACTTCCGCGACTGGTGTTAACCTGCATAAATGTTACCGCAGTTAAGTAAACGATGACTAGTTAGCGGCTGTATTTGTGTGGTGTACACTTCCCTGCTAATTCTGTTGGCTGTTATGGCTGTTGGCCGTTATCTGTTAAGTTAAACTGTACAGTTAACAGTAACGGAAAAATCGGTGTCTCAGCAAAACAATTATTTTTGGATTGTCCGCAAGTCCTAAACCTGCTTAGTCTTAAGAATTTTGTGAAGAATATGTTAAGAAGGTTAGTTCCGTCTCATTCGACCAGTTCGGCAAGAACGTATTAAAGAGTAAGAAATGACTACATATACTTTTACAGTTCTTTTTGTTACCGCTATGATTGCTGCATTAGTCAAGGGGCAGTGGCGACGTAGTAAGAAAAAAGGAAAGAAAGAAAATTTTATTTCTCCTCATGAAAACTGGTATGACCCCACTTATTACCAGCATTATCCGCTTGACAAGTAGTCTAGCTCGTGATATCATGTAGTTGTAAGGCGAATCCAGAACCCGAAGCGGAGAACCCGAAACATGGCTCGCGGTCGCAAACCAATTGTCATCAATGCACACGAATTGCAGGAGCAAATTAACCAACTAGAAGCGGAACGAACTTTTGCCAATCGGTCGGAACTCTGGGCTGCCATTGAACTTACGCCGTGGGCACTGGCACAACAGCCGCGTCCTTTGAAGGGGCAAGTGGCAATGTTGAAGGCCAAAGAGTACAATTTGAACATCAAAACGGCTGTTGGGAAGCGTGGACGAGAGAAAGGTTGTGGGCCTATTCCCGGTGGCGGACGCAAAAAGCGAAAGATGAATGAGGAAAGTCTTCTTCTTTTGAAGACTGGAATCCCAAAAGAAAACCGTGAGAAGCTCGAAAAAGTAATGGCAAAAGTGGAAGGTGGTAGCATGAAAGCTGCTATCAAATTGAAGTGCTTGGATTGTTGTAATTGGGTGCCGTCCGAAATTTCGGCGTGCGAAATCAAAGGTTGTTCGTTATGGAACTTTCGTCCTTATAAAAAGTCTGCAACGGTGGTGAAGGAACTTCTGTAGCCAAAGGACTTAGGGAAAATTTGCCGTAAGTCTCCCGACCGTTTGGGCACTTACGTCAATTTATTGTCTGGCAAGAAATGAGACGTGTCAAGCAGTTCTATCCCCCAGGGAAGAAGGTCGAGAATCAGACCTTGCAAAACCGTCGCCGTAAGTCTCCGAACCGTTTCGGTACTTACGTCAATTCCGTGATGTACTAGCTCAACCAAACGGCTCGACGCCGTAACTCCCCATCACACTTAGACTTAAGGAAATTGCAATGGAACTAACTTACGATTTGATGATGAAGAAAGATATGGCTGAAGTTCATGCTCTGGATGAAGCTAACAATGCTTGGGACGCTTGGAAGCCTGAAATGTTTCGGAAACACTCCAAAAGTAAGGGTGTAGCCGAGATTGTGACGGACTCAGAAACAGGCGAGCTACTTGGTTTCTACGTTTGGCAGTTGGGAAAAAAGAAAATTTTTCTTCACAAGTTTGAAGTCTCAGCTAAAGCACGGGCTGAAAATGTCCATAAGTCTATGCTGGCACGCCTCTTACGGAAATGTAAGAAGGGTGAACGTGAAGTGATTGAGCTAATGACGCCTGATACTAACGAACATCTGAAGCAGCATCTTTTCCTTAAGGAAAGTGGATTTTTTGCGAATAATGTACGAAATTTTTACGGTTATGACGACTATGGGAACGCTAACGATGGTTATTGTTGGAAGATGAGTATGAAGTAGAACAATAAAAGACAAAAAGGTCCGGAACTCCGTGAACGTAAACTGTTTCTGGACCTTATTTTACAAAAGTGATATCACCTTGATATCTTTTTGAAATCATTGAAAACAAATTTTGTCAAGGCGAGGTGACCAAAATTCACTCAAAACACAAAATCCCGGCCTCTCTGCCTCTCTTCCTCTCTTCTATTCGTCCTCTATATTGGATTACATTAAAAGACTTTAATCCGCGATATTTTAACAATAGAAAAATAAATATAAACTCTTCTTCTGCAAGGGTTTACGGCGTTTGTACCCATTAGATACGTTAGTAAAATAGTAAACAACTTAGTTGACGCAATGTCGAGCGTGAGCCTTGACTTAGCTCCCAACCACTGTATAATGATAGCATAGAAGCAAACCCAAACCCATTATCCGGCCCTAAACGAATTAAAAAGGTGCTTTCATGATGACTACTGATGATTTCCTCCGGTTATTTGCTGAACATGCCGGAAAAAAGAAGTGGTTCTTGAAAAATAAAACTTATCTCCGGACTTCGGACGACGAATGCCCAATTTGTTTTTTGGATAATCAAGTGAATTGTTTTGGTAAAGTCGTAAATGATTTTTGCTATTGGAAAACAAAACTTTTTAGTTTGATGGACCCATTAGAAATAGCTAACATTGTTCATTGTGCTGATTGCAATCCTAACAAGGAATATTGTCCGAACGATTGGAAGCTTCGCCAAAAACTTTTAAAAATTTGTAAAGTGGGATTTGCAGAGAAGGCATCGCATGAACCCGAAAAAGAAACTCCCGCGTCTCCTTCACCCTCTCCTACCTTTGTAGATTTTGCTCCTATTCCATTTTGTTCTACTCCGGATTATTATAAACATTTGGCTGAGTATCCGCATGGAGGTTTTGATTATACTGTTTAAAATAAAAAGAAAATTTTTTATTATTAGCGAAGCAACTAAAATTCTTCTTAAGTGAGGTACGAACATGAAAATTCAAACCAGTAAGCTTGACGTTAATTACATTAATCAGGTTAAAGTCAAACAATTAGAGCCGGGACTTTATATTAAAAATTTTACTACTTATCTTAAGATGGGTAGAAAGGGTGACGAATACAGTGTTCTATTTGATGCTGACGAGTCTGTATTTTATCAAGCTGATGAATGGATTCCAGAATCTTTACAGATTGCTCCGCAAGGTCACGAACTAAAATTCATCCAAGACTGACCGGCTGACTCAGAAAATCAGGTTGACAAACGACAAAACCGGGTTATAATGAAGGTGTAAGACAAAGATAACCAACACGAGACTCAAAATGAATGCAGAATTTGAAGAGTGGGTAGAAGAAATGTTGGATGCGGAATCTAATGGAGATGTTGATACCGAATTTGTAGTCAGGGAAGCTTATAAGATTGGACTTCAACGGGGTTACGACTGCTCAGTAGATACTAAATCTTACAGTGAAGTTAGTATAGAACTGAGTGAGTTAAATAAGGAAGATAAATAGTATTTATGGCGAGTAGCTAGACAGGACGTGAACAGACCTAGCGAAAGCCTCCACCGGGATTCGTTCAACGGAAGGACGGAATTCTTATAAAGTTCTAACAATGGTTCGACTCCATTATCCCGGACTTAACTAATAATTGTGTCAGCAATCTTAACAGTATCGTAAACTGGTCCACGGTAGCCAATCCGTGGCGTGGTTCAAGTAGAACTATTAGTTAAATTTAATTGGCCCGTTCGTTCAAAAGATAGGACTTGGAGCTTCTAACTCCACAATAGGGGTGCAATTCCTCTACGGGCTACTATTTCATCTTCTAATTCTCTATGACAATTAGCACAAACTAAAATACACTTATCAAGTTCATTTTTAATGACTTCACTAAAACTTGTAAGTCTAGCATTAGCTATATTAAATTTCTTTTCTTTTCTATCTAAATGATGAAAATCCATTGCAGCATCACATTTATTATAACCACATCTAGAACAACTTCCGCCTTTATATTCAATACATAATTTCTTAAATTTTCTCTGCCTTTCTAAAGTTTGATTATTAGTACAAGGTTTACAATAAACTGATTTTCCAGGTACTCCTCTACGTTGATAAAACTCTTCTACATCTTTTTCAATTTTACATCTAGGACACATTCTCATTTTAATTCTTTCTAATGGATAGTATTTTAGGCTCTATCCATTTTATACACCAAATTGAGTTGACAATCTCGAAATCTCACTGTATAATGTAGTTATGAAGCGAGTAATATTACAAGACATCTTGAAAAGATGCCACCGTCAATTACTCCAGGGCAGGCATCCTCAAATGGAAAATTTTATTCACTGGACTTTTCTAATAAAAGATAATCGCATTATCTCTTATGGGGTGAATCGTCCTGTGGAACCTCCGCGTTGTTTTGGTTATCATAACTTCTTCAGTAAGGAAAAACCTCTTACTAATGAAAAAACTGGTATTGTAACTCCTCTAATTCCTAAACTGCATTCTGAGCTAGACGCTTTCAGACGTTGTAAACAAGACAGTCGTGGATGTATTGCAGTAAATGTGCGTCTGAATAAGACAGGGCAGGAACGATTATCTGCACCATGTTTGACCTGTGCTAAATTGTTATACGCGAATAAAGTTAAAAAAGTTTTCTTTACCACTAATGTAGGTTGGGCTGAACTTAGTATTTAAAGTAAATATTAAGTAACTAATATGAAAGGATAATGCGAAGCATGTATACAGTAAAAAGTAATCCTTACGACACAAAAGGTTTTAAGTATCGTTACATTAATGAACTTGAAATCGGTTTCTTTTATGAAGACAAAGCTGGGGAACGTTATCTAGTAATTGGTAAGAAAAGTCCAGTAAATAAAGTATACTGTTTTAAGATTAGTAATCCTTTTCAAGTGCTTAGCGATTATGATAAATATGAACTCCGTTTAGTAACTCCGGGCGAAGAAATTACTTTTGTGCAATCTGAACCTATTCCTTTTTGAGATAGTAAAATGCAAGAAGAAATTTGTTGGAAATGCCACGGACATTGTGAAGTAGATGAACCAGTTTGCGGCTATTGTTTTGCTCAACAGCCTCACTCTCACTGTGACGATACTTGGTACACAAAAATTCCGTGTGATGTTTGTTGCAAAGAATTTACTAATTCTCAATACCCAAAGTTAATTCCAAATCAACCCGGCTTTAGTAAAATGTGATGTGGAAAGATTGCTAACCAGATTTACAATTGAATTAGCACAGGAATAAAATGATTATTTATCTACTAATCGGACTCACGATGATTCCGATTTTCTTCTATTTAGAAACCAAATGGCCGGCTCCGCAGTGGAAGCATTGCTATCCTCATGGTAAGCCTGTCCTTTCTAAACTGTGCTGGTTGGCGGCTGCACTGTATGTCCTACTGTGGCCCATTTACTATTTCGGCGTGCTACCTGAGACAATACATACTAAGAACGGGAACGCTCGCGGCTGCAACCCTCTCAAGGATAGGTTAGACGATGAGCTACAACTTAAAAATGAAAATCACTAGGAAATTGTTTGACTACCTAGAACCTTCGAGTAGACTGGAGCAAATCTTAACGGTGAATTCTTTGCAGTTAAATTAACATCTTGGAATCCACCATATATATTCTGCTTGACAAGCGAGCTACGCTCGCTATAATGAACACATAAGGACAAAGTTCTAACGTGAGATACAAACTATGAAGTGGCAAGACGAACCAGAAAATAACGCAATTACCACTCTTTACTTACTAGAAACTGGAGATAAAAATCTAGACTATCTCTATAGAAATTACTTCCGTATTTATCTCGCTCAAGACGAAGACGATAATAATAACTATATTTTAAATCTTTTCGGTAAGCAAATCGGAAACTGGTTTGAAGAAGATTTCTCTTTAAAAGAAATTAAAGTAAAAGCTTTACTAAAACTTCATGATGAAATTTTGACTAGCATTTCTTTGTTGCAAAAATTTTCCACCGCTTTCCAAATGGATAACATTCAAGAAAGAATTTGCAGAGAAGGCACACACTCATCAAAAAAAGAGTCTCAATCATCTCCCTCTCTCCCTGACTACTATCCTTTACTTGTAACTACTCCTTCTTTTGAATTTGATATACCAAAAGGTATTCCGCCTGTTATTTGGGGTTCTGCTGAAAAATCTGAAAGTTAAATATAAATATTCTTAGAAGAGGTACAACTATGAGCTACTTTGAGCAACTCCGCAAAGAAAGTTATTTCGTTCAGGTAATAGAATTATTTTTATGGGCCTCCGTAGCCTTCACAGTTCTGTTCGCTTTATGGATGCTTTCTCTGCTAATCAACTTGACAAGCCTGCTACATGTGTTACAATGAGTGAGTAATCCAACAGGAGTCAAACTTGAACGATAAGCTAAACATGTTGACTATCTTTGCTCGGGAAAAGCTACAAACTCTTTATCCGGGTCAAACTTCTACCCTAGAACAACTTGGCTGGCGTTTTCAATTGTGTCGTTCTAAGCGGACTGTTGGGTGGTGTAAATACGACAGAAAAACTATTGAACTATCCGAAAACTATCTTCACGAAACAGAAGAAAAATTAAAAGATACTATTCTGCATGAAGTTGCTCACGCTCTAGCTGGCTATTTTGCTGGTCACGGTCCACAATGGCAAGCATGGTGCCGAGTGGTAGGAGCTAAGCCCCAACGTTGTGCGGTTGGCTATCAAACTGCGGCCCAGCATCGTTGGGTTGGGACTTGCAAATGTGGCTATCAACACAAAATGCATCGGCGTCCTAAATATATGCATACTATGTATCATACACAATGCGGGCCTGTAAATGGAACTCTAACGTGGGTACAATATGCTTAGTAAATATTATGCTATACCTCGTAACTTATTGATTGAATGGTGTGATTTGTACGATGAAGAAATTGAGAAAAAGAATAGGAAAATTAGTAGACAGGCTAATAAAATTAAGAAATTAAAAGAGGAGATTAAAAATCTCCTTTTACAAAACGAAGATTTACTAACACAAATGGACGGAGGATGATAATGAGCGAAATGCCAAAACAAATCGAACTTGATGTTACCCAAGCAGTAATTAATCAAAGTAATAAACTTCGGGAAGCATATTGTTTGGGTCAAGTCTGCCCACTTGCTGGGGCAGCTAAGAAAATTTTTAAGAAGAATAAGTTTGATTTTATCAATGTGAGTTCTTGGGGAGTTTTATCGGTTAGAAATAATGAAGGTAAATATTTTCTTTATGAACCACGAGCTATACGAACAGTAGACAGTTTTATTAAAGATTTTGATGGTAAAAAGAAAGTAAAACCGGCTAAATTTGTATTCAAATTAGTTAAGGAAAATGTGTGAAAAACGAAGAACAAATTAGAGCAGTAGCTAATGAAGTCCGGGCTTGGGCAGAACATTTGCAAAAACAAACTATGAACTTATTTAGTGACAGACTCATGGGTTTGTGTGCGATTAGTTCTGCTTATTTATTTTGTAAGCTCTCCGAGCTTGGAATTAATACAACAATTGTTTCTAATCCTAGACATTGCTACGTTTTAACCGAAGATGATTATGTGGTTGACGTTACCGCCACTCAATTTGGTTTTCATGAAAAAGTATTAATTAGCCCACGAGAAGAAGTAATTTGTTTATCCAATTGTTATGAACAGGAAGTAGTTCACACTAATGTAGATAGTTTGAGACTCTGGCAAATTCATAAAGGTTGGCCGGCTCATCAAATGGTGGCTTCTCCTATTGACAACACGACTACGTCGTGCTATGATGAAGACGAAGAGAAAACACAAGAGGTTGAGTAATGAATCTGGAAGAATTTAGTAAACTATCCAGTCAAGAAAAGATGCTCCGGTTAAAAGAAGAATTGTATGATGCCTTCCCTGCCAATTCTATGTCATATGATTTAAATGAAATCATAGCTAAATATCCTGGCTATGAAGTATTGGTCTGGAATGCGGCAATGTTATTAGTCGAAGAAGTTAAGCTCGGCTTAATTCAGGTTAAAGCTGGCTGTCAAGTTAGATGGTTAATGATGAGATATCCTAACTTCTATCCTATTTCTAACGATGAGTTTAAATCACCGTTAAAGAAAATGTTGGCAAAAGGAAATCAAAATGACAAGAGGTAGCTTTCAGGTTGGCGACGAAGTGGCTCGTAAAGTCAGCTATTTTAATGATAACGAATATTATTTGGGAACTGTATTAAAAGTCACACCTTCCGGTAGAACTATTGTTAAATTTGATTGGGGACAAGAAACATATAATCCGGATGGTTATGTTCGCGGTAGCAAAAGAGGTTACAGTTACAATCATTATCAAATTAAATTAGTAACTCCAAAATTAAAAGAAAAAATCTTAAAGAAGAAAACTTTTGATACAGCAAAGCTGTTTTTTAACGATATTCGTAATCTAGATAAGTTATCGCTGGGTGAATTAGAACTAATCCAAAATGTAACTAATGGAACTTGGTTAGGAGAAAAGAAAGCTATCGCTAAGGAAGGACAGGAAACGTAGTTTCTTGTTGACTAACTCGCCAGAGTCGAGTATAATGAAAACGTGAAAGAGATTCATACCACCAAGCGGAGCGAGCAATGGAGTTGGAACTGGTTTTAGAACGCAAAACCAACAACCGAGTTGGGCAAGAAAAACTCCAAAAGTATATGACGGAGATTGCTAGTGCCGCAGATAAACGGCAGCAATCGGCTGGTGTGAAAGGTTTTTTCGGTGAATTAGAAACCGAAGAAACTCCAGATGGTTACTGTTATCGTTTCAAGGTAAAGCTAGAACGAGAATCTAAGCGAAGTGCGGGAGCAGCCTCTAAAGCTTTAGAGAATGGTAAACGTTTTGTAATTCGGGCGGCTGAAGCTCGTCATTGGAAAGTCTTAGGAGAAAGTGCGGAAATTCAGGAACGAGAAGATATATTAGAAAATCGTCCGCCTTTTAAAGTGGGCGAACTTACTAAGTCGGTCATGAAGGAATACTTCAACGGCATATACGAGAGGGATGCCCACATTAGGATGATACACCTCAGTGTGATGAATGCGGTTGAAACTAATTGGGAAGAACGTGGCCATATTCTACTGTATGGTCAACCAGCCGCAGCTAAAACAGTTTTGTTTAAGCGGCTCAAAACTTGGTATGAAAGTGCTAACCCAGAAGTAGAGAGAGTAGCCGAAGTAAATAGTACCACTATTTCTAAAGCCGGTTTGGAAACTTGGATTTTAGATAAGGCTCAGAGCGGGTTACTACCCGAAATTATTTTCTTCGATGAAATTGAAAAGTTTAATATGGATAGCTTGAACTGTCTGTTTGCTATCATGGATGAGCAAGCTAAGATTTCCCGGACTAATGCTAAAATTGGTAAACAGGAAGGTGTGGCCAAAGTAATTGTTTGGGCTACTTGTAATGATTTAGACAAGTTGAAGTCTTTCAATACCGGAGCCTTGTTCTCACGTTTTAGCAAATCTTTTCCCTGTGTGCGTCCATCACGGGAATTGATGACGGAAATTCTACTGAAACGAATTCAGAAGAGACGAGAAGCGGGACTAAAGGCAAACGATAAATGGGCATTAGCTGCGGTAGACTACGCTTTTGATAAGCTTCACTGCAACGACCCACGAAAAATTATCTCAATGTTGGACGGAAAAGACGGTCTATTGGACGGGTCATACTTCCGGGACTTGGAAGAGATTGATTTGATGTATAAGAAGAGTTTAGGGTCGGGTCTAAACTAGCTTCGCTAGAAGAAAAAGAATCACCTGAACCGGGCTGGTTAGCTTTTAAGCTTTGAATAAAGGTTTTGACATAAACCTAACTATCGACTACGCTTGGAATTTATTAGTTAAACAAGAATTTAAATGTTCTTTAAGTGGCAAAGATATTAAACTAATGAGAAATATGAAAATTGATTACGAACAACAAACAGCATCATTAGATAGAATAGATTCAACTAAAGGATATATTGAGGGAAATGTGTGGTGGGTTCATAAAGATGTAAATTTAATGAAGAATATTCTTAGCGAAGAATATTTTGTAGAAATTTGTTGTCAAGTAGCGGATAAAAAAAGAGGCGAACTTTGTTCGCCTCTTGTTAGTCAACCTTTAGCCTGCTCTAGTGATGTACACGAATGAAATCCCTTGCCAATATCCGCCAATTTTCACTGCCATCTTAGTTCTCCTTTTATTTGAACTTTTGTTATCTTGTTTGCAAACAACTAACCCGACATGAGAATCATACACCAAATCTAGAAAAATGTATTGACTAACGAGCTTTGCTCGCCTATGATATAGAAGTCAACTTTACCAACCCGTAGGAGAAATGAAAAATGAGCCGATATTCAGTCAAAATTGGAAATGCTACCCTTTCATATTTAGATTCAAGTGATAATTTAGAAGTTTTAGAAAGAATTCTATCAGATGCATTTGTGTCATATGGAACCGACTGGGACTCCTTAGCCAGTTATTTAGTCCGAAGTAAAGGATTTACAGTTACTACCTATAATTATAGTTTTGATTACAAATTGGAACTAAGTTATTCAGCGTGGCTATTCCAAGTTCGAGTTGTAGACAAACAAGGTGTTCAAAAGTATAATGGACAATTAACAGGTTTTTCTAAGAAGATGAAAACTTTTAATTGGCACGACGTTAATGGAAAGATGGTGCGGTTTACTTACGAAGGTGGTAGTAATCCCGGAACCACGCGACTAGTCAAGGTAAAGACTTATAAGGATGGTAATATTTATACTACCGATTTGATTAATGCTGATGCTCGCACTTTCTCAGTGGCTAATATCAAAAACCCAGAAGTAGTTACTTTGTAAAACATTTTTCACTCTCAAAATAAAGCCGTATTTTACGGCTTTTTTTAATACAAGGTATAAATATGACATTCGAGCAATTAGTTTCTGAAAAAGAAAATTGGATTGGTGGTAAATTCCGAACCAGTGAAAGCGGCGATAGTGGTTATAAAAATATGACCATTACCAACATGGAAATTAAAAATGAAGGTTTTTATCTCTACTCGGGTCAGGCTATGGTATCTACTACTATTATCAATAACCGGCCTATTATTAATTCCCGTGGTGACGAAGTCACTTTCCATATTCCATACATTGGCTGTTGCACCATGATTAGGAATAAAGGTGGAATCTAGCTTGACTGACTCGCTTCTCTCGTCTATAATAAAGAAGTAAGAACTAAAACGCGAGGTATCTAACATGTTGACTAATGATAAGCTAAAAAAAGAACTTCTGAATTATAAGAACGTTGGGATTTACAAGAACGTATGTTATAATCAAGATGTTAATAAAATTGATGGTGATTTTGATGATACTAAAGCTGGTAAGATGTTGGACACATTCTTAGAAAAAGTTTCTTTGGATGAAAGTTGTTTCAATACTAACGTCAACTTGCAAAAAATGGTGGTTGCGGCTAAGAATCAAAGAAAAAGTATTACTCACAGTTTGCCACAAGGAGTTGTGGATTCCATTTTGGTTGATTATATTAACTATGTAGCTAAAAGCTGCGGCGTCAACTATTCACTTCGTCCATACGATATTCGTTAAGGAACAAAAAATGAAAAGTTCATTCTCAGAAGTTTCTAAGAAACTTAAACATCATAAATTACAAGATTTGCCTATTGGCTTATATCATAATTTCACTCATAGATTTATGAAAGTTGGCACGGGAGCATGTAGTTTTCTTTTTAATATTGCACAACCGGAGTATATTTCCAAATATAATGATGATGTAGAACTTATCCCTCTGGAAGAGGGATGTGAAGTTACATTTATTCAAGAAAAGATGGACCTATGAATCTAGAGAACTATAAACAACGTTTTCAGACAATTGCCAAGCAACTACCACAGCATGAAGACTTGCAGAGAAGTTTTAACTATTTTAGTTTATTCATCCTAGTTCGCAATATCAAATACTTGTACGCCGCTGTCACCATCTTAGAGAATACCGAACGATATCTATTGACTTGTGAGCAAAATCCGTTTATGATGATTGACTAGGTATTCTTAACACGAGGTAATGAATATGGAAAAGTTAACCGTAGAGAAAATGCAAGAGTGGCTGCACGAGTGTCTGCGAACCAATTCCACTCATATGCTTCTAGTCTCTGATAGAAGTGATGGTAAATTTGATATTTTCCCGGTTAGAATTAGTGAAAAAGAAAATATAGAAAAAACAGTTGAATTTTACAACCAGCAAGAAGGTTATAAAGTTCTAGAAATTTACAATATGTCTCTGCCTCTCGATATTCAATTATACAATGATATTCCCGTTTACAACATTTAGGAACTAATATGACAGCAACATTTGAAACATTTGTTAATCGTCTTCTTAATCTAGAGAAGCACTATGGCTCCGATTCACCTAAACTGGCCGAGTTAATGCAAAAATTTACTCCAATTATGCCAGATTTAATTTCTTTAGAAAAACAAGCTCTATTAGAAATTGCCGAAACTTACAATATTACAGAAGAAGAGAAAAATTTAAGCTGTAAAGTTTTTGATATCGTGAGTGAATATGGACCGAATAATCCCAAATTAGCAGAACTGAAGGAATTATTGACTACAACTGAGGAACATCTATCAGATGAACAAATTCGGAATGCTTGGGAACTAATTAATAAGTTGGAGAAGGAAGAGGAAGAGAAGAAGTTAGATAGAATCCGAGAATGTGTTTAATAGTATAGAAGATAGTGGGTCGTAAGCTTAAATGGTGAAGCATTTCTCTCTTAAAGAAATGAAGAGTGTTCGATTCACTCACGACTCAATGTGACTATAACTCAGTGGTAGAGTGGCGGATTGTGATTCCGCTTGTCGTGGGTTCGAGTCCCACTAGTCACCTTATGAATAAAAATAATATACAACGTTCACAATGGATAAAGGATTCAGAAATGAAAGAATTAGAGGAAGCCTCAGAAGTTTTAAAAGGAATTAAAGAAGCTGAAGAATATGGTTTAGAATCTGAAGTGATGATGTTTTTCATCCGTTATATTCAACAGGGTCATACAGTATCGGATTCTATCAATGGAGCGTTGAACGAGTGGATTAAATAGCTCCGCTTGACATTGTAGATTACATCGTGTATACTCAATTTATCAGAAACTACCGAGGTACGAGCCGTGGAAATCAGCCATCACTCACTACTACGTTGGAGAGAACGATTTGCTGAATATGGTGATGAAAAAGCTGATGTTTTATTAGAAAAAATTAAAAAGGGATTTCAACTACAAGGGGAACCAAAACCGGGTTACACGTTCTATAACGTGGATAATATTTCCTTATTAGTTCATACTAATAAATATAAAAGCGAAATTGTTACGGTTATTAATAATGCTCCAGTAAAACCAATTGAAAATAAAAGTAATCCAAATAGTTATTCAAAATGGTATAAAGAACAAAAAAGAATTAAAGAACAAGAAGAGAAAAATAAAGAAAATCTAAATAAAATACTAGAAACTTACGATTCTAAAGATGATGAAGAAATACTTAATTCTTTCCCAACTACGGAATCTAAAAGAGTTTGGCTTAAAGCTGAGCTAAAAGCGTTAGACGGTCTTCCGGAAAAGAAATCAAAACTTAATCGAAGACTTTGGTTAGAAAAGAAATTAGGTGAAACCAGACCTACTGGAATTATTAGAATTAGACCTAAAACATTTGAAGAAGCTGTCAAACTAGAAGTTGAAAAACGGCAACAAAAAAATTGAAGAGTATGAAAAGTGGTAATAACGAAGATAAAGAAAAGCGTATTCATCAACATACCGAATGGAGCTAAGCGAAATGAGGTTTCAAGTAACTTTCAAAACACCAGACTCTCTAGAAAATACAGTTGATGAAGAAACAGAATACGAACTAAGCACACTTGAAGATGAATTTCAAGACGATGAAAATCGAGAAGAAATTAAAGCAAAATTAATGAAGTTTGCTAGTAAATGGGTTAAATGGAGCGAATATATCACTGTAGAATTTGATTTAGAGGCTGAAACCTGCAAGGTACTTGAAGTATGAACAAACACGAAGACATGGATAAATGGATTGATGACTATGAATGTACCTATAAAGATAAAATCCTAGAAGTTCTTAAAGAAAAACATTTCATTAGCGTTAAAGAGCTTGCCACTAAAATAAATCCAAAGTTGAGTTTTGATGAAATCATTGATATTTCCGTGTCAAGTATTAACTTAGAAAAAGAAGGTCTAGTAGAAACACTATTTGTTTTGAAAATGAAAAATGGAACCAATAAAACCTTCGATAAGATAGAAAATATTTCTAGTGAAGATATTAAAAATTCCACAGATTTAATTTCGTTCTTGAGGTTACTATGAGCGATGAACAAGAAACCGGCTATGAATGGCTAAATAAATTAGGAATAATTTTTTTAATCGTCATATTTCTAGCCTGTTTGTACGCCGAGTGCCACTTCAAGAAAAAATTTGCAGAGAAGGCACACACCTTCCAGAAGGAATATAGCCTCCCTCTTGCCCTCTCCCTTTGCTTCTGGGAGTAGTATCGAAGTTTTTTAATATAGGTGGTGCTTGTGCCTTTCCTGCTAATCAAACTAAATTTCTTTTAAAGGATATTACAAATGGAAAGTATTATCATCGGAATGGTAACTCAAGAGGATATTGATAATGGAGTACCAACATCGTCTTGTTCGTGTCCTATCTCTAGAATGTTAAAAAGAGTCACTGGTATTGACGATATAGTCACAGGTTTATTTTATGTAAAAATAAATAAGATTATTTATAGGCCAACCGAACAAGAACTCTTTAGGAATTTCGTTGACAATTTTGATTTTCGTGGTAATGTAGTCCCTACTCAATTCACTTTCATAAAGGAAACTTAAAATGGCTAAGAAAATATTCCCAAATAGTTTTACGGTTCAAGTTACTCAAGAAGATATTAACCGGGGCCAAAAGGGTAAAAGTAATACCTGTGCTGTAGCTCGTGCTGTTAGACGGGTTTTAAAAGTTAAAAATGTAAGAATGTGTTATGATGGTAAACTTAATGTTGGTAAAACAACTAAATATCCTTATGAATCCTTAGTTAGTTATATAGCAACTGCTTTTAAGAAAATTGAAACATTTATTGAAAGATTTGACGAAGGAAAAATAGTAAAACCAACTTCCTTTACTTTTAAACTTGAAAAACAGGATAAAAATTTATGGTAGAAAATGACTCACTTTCCTGGTATAAAAATCAGGAAAAAGAAATAGAAACAAAAATTGAAGCCTTCAAATTTAGTTTAGTTTTTATCCCGGCTTGTCTTTTAATTATTGTTCTAGTAATGGTGTGTGTGTTTTAATGAAGTATGAAATATTTAGTCGTCGTATTAACTGGTCAGAGGAGCGAGCCGGGTTCTCGTTCCTCATTTTCGATGAAGCTATCAAATACTGGTTCACTATAGCTTATATAAATGGGCGGGAGTACCAGGGAGAAGGGCTGACCTTAGCTAAAGCTTATGCTAGACTTTGCAATGTATTAGATAAAGAAGGACTCGAAAGAATCTCTCTTGACAAACTAGAAAGACGTGCTACAATGAGTAGCATAGTAACGAGTAGAGTTTACAACACCTAACGGAAGAGAATATGAAAAAGAAGAATCTAAAGTTTCCTAATGAAGTAACTTTAACCATTACGAAAAATGATATTGAAGATGGGATTCCTTCAAATCCTTATAAGTGTGCTATTTCAAAATCAGCTACACGAAGATTTAGTACATTATTAGGTTGTGAAGTAAAATGTTCTACTGGAATTATTATGGGTGTTTATCCTGAAGATATTACTAAAAAGCAAACGTATGATTTAGGTGATAAAGGTAATTCTTTTATTACTCAGTTTGATTCCGATAAAACTAAGGTGAAGCCATGCCGGATAACATTAACAAAACGAAAAGTTTCGTAATTCAAAGAAGTCTTACTTCCGGGAAGACTCTTCCTAAAACACAATTTGTGTCGTGGTGGACTGGGAATTCATTTGGTGCGGAAAAGTTTCGTCTAGAGTTTCCAGCAGAAGAGATTGAGAATCAAATAGCTGAAATCCAACATTGGATTAATGAAACAGAAGTACACGATGGTGGATACAATGTTCAAGTTAATCCGCGTAGAAACAATTACAGTTTTGAACTAATGGAGCTAACCGATGAATAAGATTCGACTTAAGGAAAAAGAGGCAAACAACTGGCGTTATGCCTTGACAATCTCGCGGACTGGCTATATCATGAGTAGTACAACCAACGCGAGTCGGGCTGCTGAATTTGATGAAGATATGTCTGAAAAGACTCAGTCTTATTACACCAAGCGGCAAGAAAAGCTAAAGAATAAGGAGAAAAGCGTTAAAAATACTTTTCTCGATAGAGATATGCAAGTAGAAGTGTTTTAGTTCACATAAATGCTCACTATGGACTAAGGAAAGAATAAAGATGGAGTGATTTGCCATCGTATTACTTTTCAAGCAAGTCAACCGGGAAATTTCTAGTACGCGACTAGATTGCGACAAGGCTGATGTGAGTGCAAATCTCACTGGTGAGACTAAACGGGATGGTAGTTTAACGGCACAGGGAACCTACGAAAGTAGAAAATACTAACTAATATGTTAGAGTTGCTGGTTCGAGTCCAGCCTGTCCCTCTTTAAGAATGAAATTCATACATGAGGTACTAACGTGAATGTTCGTGAAGCCCGGCAAATTTCTGATAGAGTGATGGATGAAAAGCGACAAGCGGCTCAAAAAATCGTTGAATCAAGATATGAAAAAATTATTAGAGAAGCTGCCTTACAAGGTCAATATGAAGTTGAAATTAAACAGTGTAACGATATTGAAGCCGATGTCCTAAAACGTAGTCCATATAATTTCAATATCTATAAAAAAGAACAAGAATATGGCTTCCATTCCTATACGATAAATTGGGAAGAAAATCCAAAGTTTATCAGTTGTGACGTATGATTTGGAGATAAAATGACCGGAAAGATTAACGTTGAAAAAATGAAAGAAGATATTATTGGATGTTCTTTGATAGAAGGAAAAAGAAAAGCAGTCGTGTTTGCCTATCTCATCAGAGAAGTAATTCGAGATGACGATAATTTGCCAGTAACCCCGGATGCTAAAGCTAATAGAATTAATGTCGAAACTAGAGATGGAAAGATTGTAAAAATAATAAATGTGGGATAAATAAATGATAGACGTGTTAGAATTAAAGTTAATTGAAATGATTCAAGAGTTAGAAAAAAGAATTGAAAAATTAGAAATAGATGTAGAATTTATTAAAAATAATTTACAAGTTCCAAAAGAGTATCATTGATGAAAGCATCCGAAGCTAGAGAAAAACTTGAAGAAGAATTAGCTAAAGAAAAAGTAAAACGGTTTTTCCCAATAATTGAGACAGCCTGTAAAGCAAAACAGGATAGTATTTATATTAAAAAGGGTGATATCAACGATAAGGAAATCGGTGTTCTTCTCAAAGTTTATGGGTATAGATATCGTATCGACCAAGAAGAAGGCGAGTATGATAGAAGTGGTACTATTAATGGATATTGGTTGTGTTGGTGAGCTACGCTCACTATAAAAAAGACAATAAAAATGGGGTCTTAGTGCTAGTGGTAACACATTAGTCCTGCAAACTAAAATCGAGGGTTCGACTCCCTCAGATTCCACTAATGAAAATTCGGAGAGATGACAGAATGGTTGATATTAGAAAACCTAACGCAATTTGTGAGCAGTGCAATATAGGTTTTCATAGAAGACCTCACAAAATGCATATAAAAATATGTGCAGGATGCAGAAAGAAAAATTTTGAAAGTCTAAATATAGAATTTACATGCAAAGTTTGTGGGAAACAATTTACATATAAATTAAGCGATAATCATAATAAGAGACGTATTACATGTTCTAGGATATGTTCAAATAAAAATAGGTCTGGTTTAAAATATAGTAAAAATAAAATTGATAATCTACAAAAGAAAAGATTGTATGATTTAATAGTAAAATATAAAGTTAAAAACTGTATGGTAGAAGGATGTGAATATGATAAAACTTATGATATACATAGACTAATACCAGGAAAAGAAGGTGGCCAATACGAATTTGGAAACATGTTTGCTATTTGCCCAAATCACCACGCAGAATTACACAGAAAAATATGTGACTTTGAAAAAGTAAATGATTTTACATTAAAAGCTACATATAGAGAAAATCCTAATAGCACAATGGCAGCTATATCTGAAAGAATTAATCGGGAAATGTGCTAATTGGTAAGCAACCTGTTTTGGAGACAGGCTAATGAAGGTTCGAGTCCTTTTTTCCCGACTTGATACTAATGTTTTTAACCAATAAATTCCGGAGGAATTTATGAGTTTCTTCATTTCTTGTTTCTTATTTCTCGGCATCTCTCAATGCCAACTAGAAGATTACGAATCTGGTTTACAAACTTTAAAGTTAATTGAAAAGAATATTAGTCCAGAACATTTCAATGAATTTTACTTTTATAAAGCCGTTGCAGAACATCAAACGCTTCGCCAAGCCGAAGCTTTAAAAAGTCTAAAACTTCTAGAAGACTCTTTTGAAAAACTTCCTAGACGTTATCAAGCGATGATGTTTCTGATGCAAATGGATTTACAAAACTGGAAATTGGGAGACTTAGGTGAAATTACTCGCCAAATGAACGAAGTTAGAAGTAGACTTAATAAAGGTGATGTAGAAAAAGTAACACAACAAAAACAAAATGAAATTATTAAAAATTTAGACAGGCTAATCAAAGATGCGGAAGACGTGGCTCAATCTGCTTCTGAAAAAGAAGACCAAGAAAATGCTAAGAAAAATGGTAAAACAAAAGAAAATATAAAAGTAGATTCTCCGCTGAATGAAAATAAATTGATGGGTGAAACTGGCAAGGGCGAAGTAGATAATAAAAAGCTTCGTCATATAGCTGAAAATTGGGGAGCTATGACACCAGCCGAGCGAGTAAGAGTTACTCAAGAGGTCAACCAGAATCTTCCGACTAAATATAAACCTTTTATAGATGAATATTTTAAATCCCTCAGTAGGCTGAGCAAGTGAGCCGGGTAGAGCTTAGGAAATATTATGACGAAGTCATAGGAAAATATATTAAACACCAGCTTCGCTGGTTAAAATATCTAACATTAACGGTCTTCTATGAAGGCTGTTATTTTAATTATATTTCTATTGAAACACTTAATCAAGATGAAATAGATTTTGTAAATGGAATGGAACCAGAAGAGTTATTCGAGTATTTAAACAACGATAAAAGCAAATTTTTAGTAAATATGGTAAGAAAGCAGTGAAAACCTGGGTTTTCACCTTGACTAGTAACGAAAGGCAGAGTAAGATAGGGAGTATGAAACACACCAATAACGCTAACAAGAGAAAGCAAATGCCAAAAGTGGACGTACCGCGAGACGTAACTAAGGATATCCAAGAGGATTACATCCTACTTCAAAATACATATAAGGACAAAGAAGTAATTTCTGTTGTCTGTGTAAATCGAGGAGAAGTAATCGGCTGGAATCTAATGGAGCGAAAGTAATGGGACAACCATATTGGTTCAACCGTCAGAATGAAGAAACGGGAACAAAGTTTGGTGTGAAAGTTAGTATAAATGGAAAACTCTTAGAAAGAGTCTTTCGTAGTAAAGGAGAAGCTATTGAATATTTGGGAAAGCAAGGTTATACTAAATCAGAGATTAAGATGGCTAAATTCTTTAACACTTAGGAGAACGTTATGCAAGATTTTCTAGAGCTTGTAGTTCAGGATAATGATGGTAACGAATATGTAGTGCGAGAAAATGTAAGCCCGGCAGTTTGGGAAGCTTTTGTTAGTATGCAAAAGGAACTAATGCGAGAACGTAATATTGGTCACGCTGCGTTAGATGCGGTGGAAATGCTTATGTCCGGTGAAATTGTTACTAAGTAATTAAAATACGTCAGCTAACGCTGACGAATGCGAGATTGATGTTTAACGGAATTAGCATGTTTGCCTTCCAAGCAAATCGTAAGGGTTCGACTCCCTTATCTCGTACTTAAATTATGGTGAGTATTCCAAAAAAATAAAAGTTTGGAAAACTCTCGGTGTAAACTCCAGTAGACTTTTAATACTGGAGTTATTATGAAAATATGTTGTACTTGTAAATTAGAATTAGAAGATGTAAATTTTTCTAAAAAAGGTAGTGGATATAATAAAATTACATAGCGAATTAAGTAATTTCAATATGAGAAAGAATAACAATCTTTAGTGCTATATGTTCTAGTTACTGTTCTGGGAACAGACTGGCTCCATAAGTCAGATTACGATATTTTGAGTTAAATCAACTATATCAAGATAGGTTCGATTCCTATACTAGACACTATGCATCATCTGACACGGGGATGTCAATCAGACTGTAAATCTGAGGGTTTAAATACCTGGGTAAGTTCGAGTCTTACATGATGCACTAAGGAGATTAAAATGGAAATAGAAAACGATTACAGCGTAATTACTAATTATAATGGACTAGAACTACATACTACTTATTATTCTAATTTAAAAAAGCTGTAGAAGTATTCTACAAAATTAAAGACGAAAATGCTGACAATCTAATTTCAGTTAAAATAGTTCAAACAATTACTTTAGAAGTTAAAACATTTACTAAAGGTTAAGAATGAAAGTTTTGATGTACGACAATACTCAACGTGAAACATTCTGGCGGAAAGATATTTTAGGAGTTTGGGTTATTGAAAACGCTATGTATCAACAGCTAGGAAGAATTAAGAAAAAGAATGATGGACGTTGGAATTGGTTTTACAAAAGTTGTAAAAATTCATACGTCAAAGAAATTGAGCCAACTAAATTGCAAGGAACTTGTGCTACCGAACAGGAAGCTAGAGAACAGCTAGAAAAAATGTGGGAATACAAATGAGTGATTTATGGTTGGGTTACATCTTGGGACTAGGCACTTTACCGTGCCTTCTTTTATTGGTATGTTCTTATAGATTCATAAGAAAAATGTTGCTTCCACCTATGTATGATACCTTTGGATAAAATAATATGACATATTACTTACTAGGACTGTTTACTATCCCATTAATCTTACTGCTTTGTTTAGCATGGGGATTTGTAGGATGTCTATTATGGGCTACAAAATGGGTTCTATTTAGATACAGAACAGTAAAACTAGCTAATATAGAATGCCCGGAATTTGCTGACCCAATAGAGGTAACTCGGGCTAAACTTTGGAAAGAATGGAAGAGTGAACTTAAAAGTACAGTCCGTTGGGGTAAGCCAGATAATAATTACAACACCACTTTGGAAGACAGGGCTGGTAATATCTACGAGTTTCGAGGTTGGAGAAAGCCAAAAATGATTCGCAGGGAAGGCACCCCTCAAAAAGAAGAAATTTCTCCGCCTCCCGTTCCAGTTCCCTCTCTGACTCGTGATGTTACTGAGGCTGACGGAATAAAAATGTTTGTTGATTGATGTGTGGCTTTCTCTGCAAAAATTAAATAAAAGGATTTTTCTATGGAACATGTTTTCACAGTAACCAATCGACACTTCTTCAAGCATAAACTTAACTACACTAATACTGGCGGAAATGTTTATCAAAATTTTGAAGATGCTGTAAAAGAAGCTGATAAAAGAACTATTTTTGAATCCTCAGTCGGAGCTAACAATAAAGTGAAAATCTTTGTTGACAAGCAACTAGAATATGCTAGAATGGACGTGACGAGTCAAGATGGTAAATGGGTTGAAATCGAAGTTCTAAAGGAAAGGGTGCGATAATGGGAGTTGCTAAGCCTTCGGCTCAAGAAAATACAACTTTTGTAGATTTAGGTTTCGGGGATGTAAGTTTAGTTTTTAACAGTGTAGCCAATGAATATTGCGAACTACATATGGAAGATTTAGAAACTTGCGGCCGAGTAGGAAGAACAGTATTAGATAAACCTAACCACGGTGGACATAAAGTAACTCTCACCTTTCCACTAGAAAGTCCTGATAGTTTAGATGTTTTATTGATTCGTCTGTTAGAAATGCGTCAGAAGTATTATGGAAATGTGCCAAGTACAGTATTTCGAGAGTAAAATATGTATAGATTACAAATGGAAGATAATTCGCAAGATGGGCCAGACGGTCAAACATATGATTGGACAATCGCTTTATTTCAACGTGAGAGCGATGTTCAAGATATGAAGCGAATGTTAACTACTAAGTTTCCCAGATGCAGTTTCTTTTATTACAAAGAAGATGATACTATTCCAATTAATCCTCACTATGTTCAACTTTGTGATGAAATTGAAAAAGATTTAAACAAACTTCCTTTTGATGTTGAAAAAGAATTTGAAAAGTATACAGAAGGACTTGGAGATTTTTAAAAGGGAATAAGAAATGAATTTCTACGATGGTCGCGGAACATTAATTAAAGTTGGGCAAAGAGTGGCCTATAATTTCTCTGGCGAAATTGCTGTTGGTACTATAGAATCTATTAAAGAGAAAGAAATACAATATTGGTATAGCGGTAGTAGAATTTTTCCACATTTTAAAATTAAACAAGAGTATCCAGAATTATATAAAGGTAGAACATCTTTAGTAAAAAATAATAGAAGTTTATTAGTATTAAAGGATAATGAAGCTGTATGAAATCCGCCCAAGAAATCCATGACCTAGTCTGCAACTATATTAAAGAAAAAAATCTTCAGGATACTTTTATCGTAGGTTTAGCTGATGATGAAGTAGTCATCTACGAATGTAAAAAAGATGCAATGGCAAAATTTGAGAAGAATAATTTAAAGATTAAATTTAAGAGATATTTAAAGTTTATTGTTTTTCGTTATATTGGAAAGATAGTGATGTAATGGATAGATACCAAATAGAATTATTAATCAAAAAGAGCTTCGCTCTTACTAAAAAAGAACTGGAAATTTTAGAAGAATTTTGTGAGGCGGTCCATCTAAGATTAGCTCAAAATCCAGAACCATTTAATGAAGTAACCTGTCTCAAATGTTGGCAAACCTATCTCTTAGAGAGACTTCCGGTGTATACCTCACCTTAGACATCATTTAAAAATCGAGGTATAGAAATGTTAAACCGAATCAACGTTAGAGGCAGCGGAGATAATGTAATGCCGATTGGCTATATCTCTGGTCAATCAGGTATGCAAATTAAATTTCAAAATTTTCCAGATGCTACTAATTTAACATTAGTTTCAATGGACCAAGATATTGCCACAGCTACCGGAGTTGGTGGAGTACAATATAAAGATTATTCATTCTGGACTTATATTGGTGAATCAGGAGCGGTGACATATGGTTTCCCAACAGGCAACGGGTCTTATAAATTTGGACACTCGGGTGAAATAGCAAATCATAACTAGCCTCCGGCTAAATTTTCTTGACATTCTCAAAATGTCTGCTAAGATAAAATCTAGCAGACTTTTTCATTTATAGGAGTTGGTATGATAAACAACGTTCATAACCTTATTCAAATTAATAAAGTTCTTGTCCTTAAAACTAAATATGGTACAGATAAAATTATAATATACATAGATAGACCTCACCCTTTTAATAAAAATGCTCAAGCTACTATGAAACTAGATGCTCCTTGTTGTGAAGGTGAAAAATATTGTCAACAAAACTTTAAAAATGTTCCAATTGAGGTAATTGAAGTATGATTATGCGAACTAAAAATGACCCAATTGTGAAAACTGTAGCCTTCTTACAAAACGCATGGAGTCCGATGTATGCAGGCGAAACTTGGCCACGTCGAAGTTGGCTTGCCGCCCTACATGCTTGCCGAAGTGGTCAACGTTTAAAAAAATTAACCGATAAAATGATTAATATAGATATCTGGTACGACAATACCACACCTATCGTCGGAGCTAATCCCTCATCCGTAGTCAAACCGGATAAGCAACATATCGAGAAAATTATTTTAGAACAAAAGCCGGAATTGATAATTTTGTTTGGTCGCCAAGCAAAAGAAGCGGTATTATATATGTGGAGTGGCCCAACGCTCATTCTTCCTCATCCCGCTTGCCGAACTTTAACTAACGCTTTATACGAACAAGCCGCAAATTTATTTAATCTTGGTTTAATTTCAAATCGTAAAGTTGAGTTAGTTAATAAAAAAGATGGCACTATAGAAACTTTTGGTTTATGATAACAGAAGATGAAATAAAAGAAATTAGTAATAAGCTTGGACTTCCAAGTTATGATGTATTACTATTGGGTGACGGAAGTGGAAATTCCGCAAATGGCTGTTCTAGTTGGGGTTGCGTTAGATATATTCCAGTAAATAATATAGTGGAAGTTCGATTCGGTGGAGCAAGTCTTGGGACTAATAATTTTGCAGAACTCATGCCGTATTTAAGCGTACTATGGTTAGACACAACCGAAAAACATTCTGTTCCCAGAAAAATAGAAATAGTAAGCGACAGTGAACTGAGTGTCAAGTGTGGTAACAGAGAATATAAGAGAAATGCGAACCTCCCATTATGGGCCGCGTTTGACTGTCTGGAACAGTTAGGATACCGGATACACTGGAACCATATTCCCAGAAACACGAATCCAGCAAATACTCTGTGTGATAAGCTCGCGGGACAAGTCAGAGAAGAAATTGAAAAAATCCAGTTGACAAGCTCGCAAAGTTCGCTTATCATAAGGTAGTGGTGATAAAAGTTGTGACCCAAATAAAACAGGTTGGTGCCTACAACAAAAAAACAAATTTATTTTTTAAATTAGGAGTTAGTTATGAGTGATGAAAATACAGTTGATGTTCCCGAAACTGCCAAAGAGAAGAAAACTCGGAAGCAATACAATGTTAATTGGGAGTCATTCGTTGATGCTTGGCAAGCCAGCACTACGGCACAAGAAGCCGCAGATAAGCTAGGTATGCCTAAGAACATTGTGTTAGCACGATACGCTCTATACAAAAAGAGCGGTGCAAAGCTTAAGAAAATGGAACGCAAGAATCCTCGCAAGTTGGATATTGACGCACTAAATCGAAGAATTGAAGGGGTTTAAGCTTCGCTTAACCCTGTTTAAAACGAGACCCGCAATAAACGCGGGTCTTTTTCGTCTAACTTTCATTGTAAGGTAATGTCATGCTAAAAGTTCAGGAATATCTACAAAAACATAGTTTAGAAGATTTAAAAAATCACTATGGTATTGATGTAACCTATCCTCCAACTTATGTTGGAGAACCTTTAGTGATTTTAAACTATCATCAAATTGATAGCGAAAAACATAAATATTCTCCTATAGTCAAAGAATGTCGAGGATTAGTTTTAGATTATCATAATAATTTTGAATGTGTAGCTAAAACTTTTCCAAGATTTTTTAATTACGGGGAACATAGAGAAGATATCAATAAGTTTGATTGGAATAATTTTTCCGTAGATTCTAAAGAGGATGGTTCACTAGCTATAGTTTACAATTACAAAGGCTCATGGAGAATGAATACAAGAGGCTCGTTCTCTAATGGTAAACCTAGTGAAGACTGTCAGTTTACTTGGGAAGAATTATTTTTTAATTGTATTAAAGAAAGTGGACTAGAATTTATTGATGAAGATATTACTTTAATTTTTGAACTTTGTAGCCCCTGGAATAAAGTTGTTCATTGGTATCCAGAACCAAAAGTATTTCTTTTAACCGCCATCAACCGAATAGATGGTGAAGAATGTGATTTGCAGGAAAGGCACCACCTGAGCCAGATGCTTCTCTGCGAAACTCCTCTCTCCTATTCCTTTGATTCCATTGAGGAAATTTTATCTTACATTGATAAGTGTCAGGATTCTACTTTTGAAGGATTTGTTATAAGAGATAAAAATAATCTTCGTATGAAGATTAAGAATCCGGATTATCTCCGTTTACATAGAATGCGTGGGAATGGAGGAACTCTTTTTTCACCTAAGAATTTAGTACCATTTATTTTAGAAGGTGAAACAGGAGAACTATTAGCAACCTGTCTCAGAGTTTATCCTGAAACTCAACCTTTTGTAGAAAAATATACTGAAATTTTAGACAGGGAATTAAAAAGTATTGAAGAAGTTTGGAATCAAATTAAAAATAGGAATACGCAGAAAAGTTTTGCATTAAAAGTAATGGAACTACTTCCCAAATGGTCTTCTATTTTGTTTAATTGTCGTAAATTAAATAAAGAGCCTATAGAACTTTGGCGTCAATCTGCCGAATCTATAGTGAAACTGCTTGACAAAGAGCTATCCAGTGCTACAATGAATCTCGTGAAAACGAGTCAACCAGAGGGAGAATGACATGATTTTCAATAATACTGCTAATGGGCTTTTCTGCCGTCAGAAATATGAACCTGTTAATGGAAATTATAAGTTTCGGGTAACTGAAATTTATGAAGACCTTTCTCCAACTTTTACGGTCGAAGTTCCGGAAAAGAATGTTAAATTTGTGGAACAAGGAAAAGGTTTTATTCTAAAAGTAAAGGATGAAACTTTTAGTCCATTGATTCGGAAAGGTGAACAGTCCGGTTGTACTGAGATGTTTATTTATCCACTATTCTCTTGAGGAATTAAAATGAGTCGAGTATTTGAAAGCTATCCGTTACCCTGGCGTGTCAGCACAGCAATGAAGCCGGTTTCTAAAAATAGTTGGGACGGATATAATAGAACAACTACAAATGAAACTGTTAATGTGATTTTGGATGCCAATGGTAAGGAAGTTCCACTAGCGTCACAAAACGCTTTAGTAGATTTAGTAGAAATTACCAGTCAACTCAGCCGTGGAGCTAAGAAGCGTTTGGGGCAACAGTCTCGTTCTACTCAACTATTTGCTATTAAAGATGGACATACTGGTAAATTCTACGGAAGCGATACTACTTTAGTTCAATATGCTAAGTTATGGAGAACAAAGGAGCGTGCCCAAAAAATGGCTAATAGACTGAATATGAATCAAGGCGGACGCCATACAGTTTTTGAGGTCAAAATGAGTGTAGTGTAAATTACACTTACATGAAGTTAGCACTGGCGTGTAAACTGGTCTGCAAAACTAGTCACCGAAAGGTTCCGGTTCAATTCCGGGCTTCATGTTTGTTCGCTACGCTCACTATATAAAATACAGGTAAAAATTCATGCAAATTATTAAAACGTTGTATGTAGCTCGTCATAAAGACGGAAGATATATTGATAATTATTTCACATCAGTTAATGAAGGTTTAACTACATCTATTGAAGATGCTCTGATGTACGAAAATGAAAATGATATATTTTTTGCTATAACTGACAGGAAAGATAAAAGTGAATTTTATAGTAAGAAAATTTTTATTTGTGAAGCAATAACCGAGGAAATATCATAATGGAAAGTACAATTGTAGCAGAAGAAAAAAGTACACATCAATGCCCAATTTTCAAATTTGAATTTTCTAAAGTAGTCAAGCATGAAAATGCAGACAAATTAGGTGTTTATCGTATTCCAGATTCAGACTATAGTTACGTTCTTAATCTAGAAGATTGGAAAGATTATAATGGTTTAGTTTGTTGGGTGCCTCCTGACTCACTTGTAGATACCACAAAAGAACAATTTCAATTTTTGATTACTGAAACTAAGTATGCGGCAGATAGTTCTAAAGGAAATGAATATGCTCGCGTTAAAGCTAAAAAAATTCGTCAAATTGTTTCTTATGGTCTTCTAGTAAAAGTAGATAAGGAACTGGAAGATGGTGGAGATTATCTTGGAATTGTTCACTACGAACCACCAATTGTAAATGATAAAAATGGGCTTACTGGAGGTGAGGATGCAACTCCACCCAGCGGAACCTATCCGAAATATGATGTAGATGCTTTTCTGAAATATGGAAAGAGAATGTTTGTAGAAGGTGAACCAGTTATTATTAGCGAAAAAATCCACGGAGCAAATAGTAGATATCTCTATAAAGATGGTAGCTATCACTGTGGTAGCCGTACACTCTGGAAGAAAGAATTTAGTTCCGCTCCTAAGTTGACATTGGAAGAACTAACTGTTAAAATGGGAGACGAAGCTAAGGCAAAAGAAGTTTACGAACGAGCCGTAGTCAACTTCAAGCCTAAGCAAAACATGTGGTGGACTGCACTCAATAATACTCCAACACTTAAAACTTTTCTTGAACAAAATCCGGGCTACGCTGTATATGGTGAAGTCTATGGACAAGTTCAAAAAGGTTTTAGTTATGGTGTTAATGGTGGAGTTGCATTCGCAGCATTTGATATTCTAAAACCAGATGGTAAGTGGATGGATACCGACGAGTTTTTTGAAATTTGTGATAAAAATAGTATCCCCCATGTTCCTATTGTGGCAAGCGTGAGCTTTGACTTCGATACGGTAGCTAAACTTTGCGAAGGTAACTCACTAGTTCCGGGAGCTAATCATATTCGTGAGGGTGTAGTAATTTGTCCAATTAAAGAGCGTTGGGATGAACGTTTGGGACGAGTTAAATTAAAAGTAATAAATCCTAGCTATTTGGAGAAGTAATGGAACTAGCTTTAACCGTATTAATTTGGGCTTTAGTTATCGCTATTATTATTACAGTTTTTATACCAATAATTATTGTCATACTAAATCTACTCTTTCCAAATGAATGAAAATTAGAGGATTATTCAAAATATCCTCTATAAATAGAGGATTCCTAGATTCTGGTGTAAAATTCTTGTGTCTAATAAAATCACAGGAGTTTAATCATGTACACTAGAATTTGTTCAAAATGCCAAGAAACTATTGAATATAAAAGCTATGGAGGTTGGCATAATAGTAAAAAAAAGGGAGATGCTAAATGTAGAAAATGTGTTTCAAAAGAAACTGGATTTACTAAAAGATATGCCACTAAAGGTAGTAATAATGGAGAAAACAATCCTTTCTACGGTAAGAAACATACTGAAGAAACTAAAGAAAAAATGAGATTGGTAGAAAAAGATTACTCATATGTAAAAACAGATGAATTCAAAGAAAAAATGTCTTCGGTTACCAAAGGTAGTAAAAATGCAATGTATGGTAAAAAAATATATGATATATGGATTAAAAAATATGGTAAAGAAAAGGCTAATGAGTTAGAAATAAAACGAAGATATAATATGTCAAATTCCATGTCTGGTAAAAATAATCCAATGTATGGAAAACCTTCTCCTAAAGGAAGTGGAGTTGGATGGAAAGGCTGGATTAATGAAACTTATTTCAGGTCTTTAAGAGAAGCCTGTTTTATAATAAATTGTATAGAAAATAATAAAGATTTTAAATGTGCCGAATATATTAAGATAGAATATGTTGACTGTTTAGGTCATAATAGAACATATAGACCAGATTTTATAATAGACAATGAATTAATAGAAATTAAACCTAAAAGGTTACACTCTTCGCCAAACAATTTATTAAAATTTGAGGCGGCTAAAAAATACTGTGAAAATAACAATTTGACTTTCAACGTGATTGATTTTGAAATTTGTGTTGAAAAAATAAAAGAATTTAAGAATCAAAATAAATTAAAATTTGCCGGAAAATACGAAGAAAGATTTAATAACTATGTTAATAATATTAAGGGGACTGCCAGGGTCAACTAAAACTACTCAAGCTAATTACCTATTTGAATACTACAAAGATAAAGGTGATTCAGCGGTAGTTTGCTCTAATGATAATTATCCGGGTTACTACGAAAACGGTAAATATGTTTGGACTCCGGACAAGGCTAAGTTAGCAAACCAGTATTGTAAGGAAACTTTTATTCAAGCTCTCAATAATGATGTAGATGTTATCATTCTTGATAATACCAACCTGTCTCCCAAAAAATATTCTTGGTACAAAGATTTAGCAGAGAAAGCCCACCGTGAAATTTCATTCGTGACTTTCCGGCCACCTCTTGAGAATCCGGTTGCGTTACAAGAATACTGTGAGTTTTGTGCTGGAAGGAATACGCACGGTGTTTCCCTGCAAATGATTAAACAGATGGCAGAAAGTTGGGTAGATTAATGAGTTTGAAAATAAATTTTTCTTGTGAATTCTGTAAAGAAAATAACCTTGAATATAATGAAGTAATTGGTTTTGAATACAAGTATACTAACGAACTAGTAAAAGTTGGGCCATATGATAACTCTAAAGTAAATAAACATCTTTGTAGGAAATGCTTTGCAGATATTTATAAAGTGTATAATCAAAGTATAATTAAAGGAGAAACATAATGAATTTGTATGCCTGTGCGACCTATGGAATTAAAAATAGAGGTACTGTTATTGGTGGAGTAGTGACAGTGACATATCATATAGCAAATTCTATTGATGAAGCTAGAGGCTATATTTATAATAAATATAAAGATAAATATAAAGATGATATTAATGTAATTGTGGTTGAAGTTCCCGCCTATGAACTTTGCCAAATTATTATTTCGCAAAAATTTACTTTAGAAAAACGTGCAACATTTCAAATAGATTTTTCTCATCGTCCATTAATTCAAAGTTTGGCTGACGGAAAAGAAAGTTACTTTGTTAGGTCTTCAAAATTTAAAGAAGCTGCTAAACAACTTTTAGACTTTTCAGATAATTCTGAAAAACGTGCTAATAAGAATTATGATTTGTGTACTAAGTTGATATTAGAAAAAGAGAAGTTAGAAGCTTCTTTAAAAACTAGTCAAAAAGAAAGTGAAGATTTACTTGCGGAAGTAACTTCACTGAGAGAAATTAAAGATAAATTAAATAAAGAAAATAGTTCTCTTGTAGAAGAGATGAGAAATCTTGAAAAATTAAAAGCTCAAAATACAAATCTTAACCTAAAATTAGATAATATCAAAACACAACTTCAAGCTTTAGATTTGGAGTAACAAATGGACACTCTCATTATAGTTGGCTATAGTATTCTCCTCCTATTCGTTGATGCTTCTCCAGAAGCTATAGCTAATATTTCACCGTCTTACGTTTTTGAAAATAGAAAAGCTGTTAGAGCCGCTGCTATTCATCTCGAACTTTTAGATGAAAAAGATTTTATGTATTTTCGTAATCCGGAAGACTGTATTTCAGATGCCCAAACTATAGCTAACAGATATAACGATTTAAAAGATATACCCTTAATTAGAGAATTTCAAAATTTTAGATTCTTATCTTCTAAAGGAATCTATCCAGATAAACAAATTTTTCAAGCAGAAATATTAAAAGAATATGCACAAAATAAAGTTACAGCAGAAAATTGGAGAAAAGAACAGTGGGAAAATGTAATTGAAATTTGTGATAAATATATTACTAAATGGAAAATAATACAAATTATTGATAATGAAGGATATGAAAAATACTATAGACGAGAATATTTAGCTAGACTAAAACCTTTAATAACTCCGAAAGCGTTTGAATTTGAAATTTTTCCTAATGAAATTCCGGAAGAATGGTTTAGAATGGCTCGAAATGCTAAAAACGATATCGAAAAATACCAATCGAAAAAAGATAAGAAAAAGGAGTAGAAATGGGTATCCGTCCAGCAGTGGTAATCGCTAATGTAATTAAAGATGATAAAGGTCGATTTCTAATTGGTATGCATAAAGATGGTCATAAAGAAAATCAATATGCATTTCCCGGTGGTAAAGTAGAAGATGAAACTATTGAAGAAGCTTTTTGGCGAGAACTAGAAGAAGAAACAGGTTTAGAAAAACCTAAATCTTATAAGCCTCATATTAGATTTCTTGGTAATAGTGAATTCAAGGTAAATGATAAAAGATTTTTAGTAATGTTTTATATTACACCTTACTCTTCTGAAATGGGACAGCCTGCATTAATAGAACCTAAAAATCATTTCGGTTGGGAATGGGTTAAGTATGAAGATTTTCATAAACTACCTCTAGCCCAATCTACCAAAGACTTCCTAGAACTTTACTCGTATATACATGAATATGGAATCTAAACATGATTGGTCATATTATTGAACTTAAAAACTACAGTCCTAGAACAGAAGGTTTAACAGTTGTCCCATTTGAGGTAAAACCAGATAAAGATGGAGATTATTACAATTGTGTAATAGTAAGAGGTAAAACTTTAAGTGGTATGACAATTGGTGAAATTTTAGCTATTAACGTAGGTGGGAAACTTTTAGTAGAAGGTAAGAGGATTGAGTTATGAAACCAGTTGTTCTGTTCAGAGCTTTTGACCGTGACTCTAATCGAGAGCTAGAGGTATGCTCAGAACATTTTACCACTTACCGTTATCGTTGTGAAATTCCAAAAGATTCCTTTGTGATTGGACGCTACAGCGTCCTTCCTTATTATTATGAGTTAGAACAGGATTTAAAAATAAACGGTTCTAGTTTACTAAATAGCTATAGCCAGCATCGCTACATTGCTAACTTCGATTACTATGAAGATATCTGGAATTTAACTCCACAAACTTGGTTTGATGTTACTGATGCGAGTAAAGTATTTAATGATTTACCTCATGGTATGATAATTAAAGGACGGACTAATAGTACCAAACAGTGGGAGTGGATGTACGCCTCCTCTAAAGAGGAGTTTTATAAGATAGACAAATATTTACATCAGCACGAACTTACTGCTTCTCAAGGAATTATTTACCGTCAATATATTCCACTTGAAGTTATTGAAAAAAGTATTATTCCAAATAGTTTTGATTTTGTAAACGAATGGCGTTTCTTTTGCTACCAAGATAAAATTTTAGTTTTTGATTATTATTGGTCTTGTGCTTCGGATGAAGGGATTGCTAAGGCTCGTGACCAAAATATGTTTGAAGCAGTTGACTTAGTTAGAAAATGTGCTAAAGTGATTAAGTCGAAGACTAATTTTTTTGTAATAGATGTTGCCAAAACAATAGAAGGTCAATGGATAGTAATTGAACTAAACGATGGGCAAATGTCTGGCTTAAGTATGTGTAATGAAAAACTACTGTATCAAAACTTGGAATATGAATTAGAAAGAGAAACATGAAAATAGGCGACAGAATGAAGTCCTATGAAGAAGTATCAGAAAGTAAACTATTCAATAGTCTCCCGATTTTGGTAAGATGCGACGGCCGTGCATTCCATAGTTTTACCAACAACTTGACTAAGCCTTATGATAATTCTTTTAGCAAAATGATGATTGCTACTACGGTTGCTTTAGTAGAAGAAACTGACGCTCTACTAGGTTACACCCAGTCTGACGAAATTAGTCTACTCTTTTATCCTAAAACTGATAAAGAGCAGGTCTTCTTTAATGGACGTAGAGATAAGCTGGTATCCGTACTGGCCAGTATCGCAACCTTAGCTTTCTATCATCAACAATGCTTATTCAATATTAATGTAGCTCGTAAGGCTCATTTTGATTGCCGAGCATTTAATACTCCAACTAAGATGGAAGCTTATAATTACTTCCTCTGGCGAGAACAAGATGCTACTAAAAATAGTATCAGTATGGCTGCTCAATCCGTGTATTCTCACCACGAGCTACATAAGAAAAATTCTTCTCAAAAACAAGATATGTTATTTGAAAGAGAAATTAATTGGAATGATTATCCTTCCTTCTTTAAACGTGGTACTTATGTCCAAAGAGTTAAAGAGTTAAAGAAGTTTACTTCTTTTGAAATAGAAGATTTGCCAGACAATCACGAGGCTAGAAAAAATCCAGACTTGGAGTTTTACCGAAGTTCAGTTAAAATTGTGGAAACTCCGCCTCTAAGTAAAGTTGCTAATAAATTAGAATTTATTTTTGGAGAAGAAGCTCCTAGAGAAATAAAAGATGAACAATTATGAAATTGAAAATATTAACTAATGAAGAAGTCTATAATTGTCCAACCAGCTTAGCCCAATCTATTCTTTCTATGTATGGCAGACTAGATTTACCAAATAGAAGCTGGTTTGTTTTTTTTGACAGTAATGATGAGTGGTGCGCCTATGGTGGTTATAGAACCATCGACCAACGAAGTGTTTACTTCGGCCCAACACATGTTTTAGAGAATTTTAGAGGAAAAGGCTTGCAAAGACGACTCATTCGTGCTAGACTGAAACAAGCTAAAGAAGACGGTTACGAACAAGCTATTAGTAGTATTTACACTTACAATTTCATAAGTGGAAACAACTTGATAGCTTGTGGTTTTAGAATGTGTCGAATTCCTCACTACTATGACCCTAATGATAGTGAATGTTGGTTTATTAAACAATTAACATAAAATAAAACGTCAAATCTTATACTCCGTGTAATACACTATTGGTGTTAAAAATTATACGGAGTGGAAAATGAAAATTTGTTCAATTGAAGGTTGTAATAATGAATATGTGGCCCGTGGCATGTGTTCAAAACATTATAGAAAAGCTAGCAGACGAGGAGAAATAAATGTAAAAAGACATGATAAACAAAAATTTAAAATCTGTAAAATAGATGGATGTGATAAAAAAATCACTGCTAGAGAGATGTGTTGTATGCATTATCAAAGATTACAGAGATTAGGTAAAATGGAACCTTTACGGGCACCAAACCCTATAGATAAAACTGAGTGGACAGATATTAACATAGCTTGGTTAGCTGGAATAATTGAAGGTGAAGGAAATTTTTATTTAAGAGAACTTGGTAATTACTTCTCAATAAAAATTAAAGTTAGAATGACAGATTTAGACGTTTTAGAAAAATGTTTTAAAATTACTAAAATAGGTAATATAAATGGTCCATATAAAAATAAGAAAAATTTGACATACAAAGATATCTGGGGATGGGAAGTAACAAAAAAGACAGACTCATTAGAACTAATAAAAGTAATTTATCCACATCTTTTATCTAGAAGAAAAGCCAAAATTGATGAATATTTAAAACAAATATCAATAAAAGAAAATGAGATAAATCTTCGTGAAAAATCACAAATATTAAATAATAAGGAAATATATGATAGTTGATAAAGAAACAATTAAAAGTGCGGCCAATTCTCTTAAAGATATGGGGATGATTAAAGATGTAGTATTTGTTACAGTCGGAGATAATAGAACATTATCAATTGTTCTAGATGACGCTTTTGGAACTGTATTTACTATTAACTCTAAATCTCCATTAGATATTGATGTTAGTTTTGATGCTACTGAGACTAAGAAGATTCGGAAATCAGTGTTTGATAACTAAGCTCAGCTATAAAAGCTTCGCTATAAAATACAAATAAAGAGGATTACTAAGATGCCTGAAGGTCCAGAGTGCAAACATTATAGTGAATGTCTTAATAAGATTATGCAGGAGAGGCACCTCACCGCAATTAATTTCGTGGCAGGCCGCTACCAACGTTCGTCACCCTCTGGTTTTACTAGTGTTAAATTTCCTTTACTGGTAAAGTCAGTCAAGGTTTGGGGAAAATTTCTTTTCTTTGAAACTGGACAACTAAATAAGGTAGATAATTACTATATCTGGAATACTTTAGGCATGAGCGGCCAATGGAGTCTGCAACAAAATTCTGATACTAGAGCAATTATTACTATTGACAATTCGGACAAAGTCTTCTATAATGATAGACGAAACTTTGGAACTTTTCATTTCCATAAAACTTATTCGGAAACGGCTAAAAAAATAGATGGTCTAGGATATGATTTACTAAATCAAACTGTGGTAGATTTTGGTGTAAATCCAGGTTTTGTAATCTTTGAAAAAAAGAAAAATCAAGAAAAAACTCTTGCTGAAATTTTAATGTCACAAACTGACTATGCGGGAATCGGGAACTATCTTAAAGCTGAAATTCTTTATCATGCTAAACTTTCACCTCATCGTTTAGGTAAAAGTTTAACAGTAGACGAAATAATTCAGCTTGACAAGTCTATTATCGAGGTTATGATAGAATCTTACAAAGGTAAGACGAAGTCATTTAATCATTATGAATCTACTTTCCCAAAATTAATCTATCAGAAAAACAAGTGTCCATTAGGTCATTTTATTAAAGATGAAGAAACAAAAGATGGAAGAACTAGCTGGTGGTGTGCAGAATGTCAAAAATAACGCTTCGCGTTAATAAAGGAAATTAAAATGAAACCAAGAATTAAAATTCTATTAGAAATTCCAGTAGAAGCAATAGATAGAGATGGTGAACCTTTTACGGCAGTGGAATCTATTATTTTTAACAGCGAAAATATTCACGATACTCCAAAAGGGAAGAGAGCGGAAGTTTCTTTCTATCTTAGTGGAAGAAGTGGAATAGCAAAAGCTTTAGGACCAAATTATCTTGGCGGATATGGAAGTTTACGAATAGACTTGCCATTGTCGGACGAACAATACAACGCAATAGATTGTGAGGAATTAACGTGAAGTACATTAGTCTTGATACTGAAACCGGCGGACTAGGTTTAGATGTAAGTTTACTGAGTCTTGGCTTAGTTCTCGCAGACGATGATTTGAATGAAGTAAAACACGAACATATCTTAATCAAACCAAATAATGATGTCTATAAAGTCACCGGCAAAGCGTTAGAAATTAACGGTATTAATCTTATTACTCACGATTTAGCTGCTGTGACTGAAAAAGTTGCTGGTAGTTATTTATACGATGTACTCAAAGACTGGTCGGATAATGGTAAAGAAAAACTAATTGTAATTGGGAAACAGGTTGATGGCGACATCAATCATATTTGGAATAAACTAATGTCCCGGAACACTTGGGAAAACTTCGTCTCGTACCAAAAGATAGATGTTTCAGGGACATATTGGACAATGAGGACTATAGGTGCCTTTCCTGCTGAGCTTAAGGGTAGTCTGAAAGATATTGCATTACATTATAATTTAGATATTACAGATTTACATGATGCGTTAGGTGATGCAAGATTGACACTTAAAGTGTATAAAGAAATATTAAAAGAAATCAAAGAGTGGCGACACGAATATTTTAAACAATATGTAGGATAAACAATGAAAAACGTTTTCATTCTAATTAGCGTCTGGCACGATGAATACGGTACTCCAATGGTAAAGGATAATATAGGAGTATTTTCTAAGTTTGAAACAGCGTATAGCAAATACATGTCTGAACCTATAGAAGATAGTAACGGTAATCAATTATCATACTATATTGAAGAATGGAATATAGATGGAGAACATGTCAATAATTATAGATGCATTTTCTAAAAAACGAGGTGCGAGTGTGGAATATTTTGATACTGAATTCAAATTTCGTCGAGCTACTCATGATGTAAATACTAATGAATATATTTTTAAAGATAAATTTCCAGTTGAAAGCCATTTTCAAAAATTAGTTTGGGATGCTCACGGAGATATTGCTCATCATCTTAGTTCTGACAAAGGAATGACTTTTCAAGAACTTTTGAACTATATTAGAAAAGATGATACTAATTATAATTATAGCCCTTCTGATTTGGAAAATTGGCAAGATGGTGGCGATTTACCTAAAATATCAGACGTAGCTCTAAGTTTAGTACGTTTATTACAAGCGGGATTTGTAGAAATGATTCCAACGGAGAAGGCAAAAAATGAATGAAGAAAATCTATGTAAATTAGAAAACATGTATATCAACGAATGGCAATTACACCCAAATGGAAGCGAAACAATTAAGATGACTAATGAAAATTTTCTAGATAAATGTAAAGAAATTATAGAAAAGAATGAAGGTGGCGGAAAAATGTTTGTTGTAGATAGTGTTCCTCAACCAGAAGTTAAGCATTCTAACAGTATATCTGTTAAAATTTTCATTGCTGGTGATTATGACGTTGCCCGTAAACTTCTTAATGATTACTGCTTCAAACATGGTTGTTGTGTTAATTTAGTTAAAAATACTTACATTTACTCTGCTGGAGAAGAACACGGTGTAGCCGTGGAACTTATTAATTATCCACGTTTCCCTAAAACCGTAACTGAATTAGAAAATATAGCATACGAAATAGCTCTTTTACTTAGAGAAAATCTAAATCAAGATAGTTTTACTATTCAATGCCTTAAAGATGATTATTCTCCAAGTAAATTTTACTCGTGGCGTCACATGAGAGGTAAATAAGTCCTTCGGACTTGAAAGCGAGGAACGAGCATGAAATACCGAATCAAAGCTAAAATTGAAATGTTTGACGATAACTACAATCCAATAGATGAAGTGGATATAAGTTACGTTAAAGCTATATTAAATCGCAACGAAATGTCAAATATTACTGGACAATTCGGTAGTGTTGAGCTATACTGTCCTGTAGACAAAGAGCTTTACGAAATTCTAAGTGAGTATATTCCGGAGAAGATTTAATTGCAAACTTTCTTACCAGTACCTTCCTGCTTAGATTCTGCAAAAATTTTAGATAAGAAACGCCAGTTCTGCCAAGTAAAAGAGGCGGGACAAATTTTAGACATACTTGAACGTCGAAAAATTTGGTATGCAAATTTTGCAGAGAAGGCATCACCCATACCTAAAAAACAACCCGGCTGGATTAACCATAGCGCAGTCATCGCTTGGGCTGGATATGAAGAGGCTTTATCCGAATATTTTAACATCATGTGGCAATACGCGGTCGATTTTCATAAAGTAAAAATGGTAAAGATGGGGTTAAGAAAAATTTCTTCTCAAAAGTTTGAATGGCCTAAGTGGTGGGCCTTTCCTGCTTATCATGCTAACCATCGTTCCAGATTACTAGCCAAAAATCCTGAACATTACTCTCAATTTGGCTGGACCGAAAAACCAGTTGAAGAAAATTACTGGCCAGTAGATAAGAATGGTTTAAAACCTGAGATTATTGAATGGTGGAATACTCAACAAAAAGAGGAATAAATGTTACCAACTAAAAAACAAAGAGAGTCTGCTTATAAATTAGCTAAGAAAAATAAAGAGTTAAAAGATAAGCAAGATAAATTATTACTTGAAGCAAAATTAAAGGAAGAAAAAAAGTTACAAAAAGAAAAAGATGATAAAGATTACATCTATTTTACCCAAAAAATAGAAGAACATGTTTTATCAGCTATTACTAGATTAGAAAATGAAACCTTTATTGATGCTAGCACATTTAGTAAAAATAAAAGTTTAGTTGAAAGATTAGTTCTCTTTTGCGAAAAAGCAGGATATACAGCCTATATTGGTTCTGAATATTATGTAGATGTTAATTATGAAACTGGTCATGAATCTTGTGAAAATTACGATGTTTTGAGAATTAAGTGGGAGAGCTAAAGCTCTCTATAAAATTCAGGAAAATTGGTTGACAAATCGAAGAACTTGGTATAAAATATAAGTGTAAGCAAGAAGTTTACAGAAGCACGGTTGTGTTTCGAGCATTGATGCTCATTTTTTTATCTCTAACCTTAACTATAAAGTTCGTTAGAGATTTAGTTCTGAGTGAGGGACGGTTCCCCGTTGAGTTTCATAAGCTTAACTTTAGTAGTTCAACTCTACTCGCTCAGACTTGCTGAATACCTTGATAAGAGTACATTACTTTTAATAATCAATCCTCTTATCTAATTCTTGTCAGCATAAACTACGAAGCGACCACGAAAGAAATTTCCTATAGCTTCATGAACTAAAATGCAGTGTAAAGGTTACAACGCCATCCATGTGCGTGTGGAGATATGAGTTCGATTCTCATCATTTTAGTTTTTCGCTCTTTAATAGAGAGCGAAGCAAACACCTGAATTCGGCATCGCAAAGCTATTCCCTAGTATGGAATAGGGTGCCCTGAGCCACTTGTCTGAAAGATGACTAATACTGACAGAAATTTAAGTGGTTGAGAAGTCCCCGAATTTGGATATAATTTTTGCTTGGATGCAAAACTGCGGAAATCAGTATAAATACACCGTTCATCTTTTACGTTAAATGGTTAAGGCGTTTCAACGCCTTTTTTCGTTAATAAATTTGTCCTCCTAAAAGGAATATTAAAATGGCTAACAAAAAATTATTTGGTTCCGCTAAGACTAACAATAATCGTATCTCAATCACTAACACTGTCAATAATGCAGGTGGCGTTGCCTACTCTCAAAGTGATGAGAACGCTCTAGCTCAGTTAGTCTGTACTGGTACTCTCAATAACACTTACTATGTCAGTGGTGAGGAACAACTGAAAAAGATTAAGGAACTGAGCGATAAAGTAAGTTCTGAGTTTCTAGCTAAGTGCGCAGTTTATGGCCATAAAAAGGCACATATGAAGGATACGCCAACATTACTATTGGCTAAATTAGCGGCCAGAGGAGATATCTATTGGCTCAAGAAAGCTTTCCCAATTGTTATCACCAATCAAAAGATGCTCCGTAATTTCGCACAAATTGTGCGTAGCGGTGCCGTTGGCCGCAAGTCATTTGGTACAGCAGTTAAAAAGATTATACAGGATTGGCTATCAAAACAGAGCGGCAACGCTCTATTTAAAGGAGCAGTTGGAAATAACCCATCATTAGCCGATGTAGTTAAGATGGTACATCCTAAGCCAGAGAGCAAGGAAAAGGAAGCTTTTTATGCGTGGTTATTAGATAAGAAGGAATACAATAAAGAGGCTTTGCCTTCTCAAGTGAAATTATTTGAGTTATTTAAAAAAAATCCAAAAGAAGAGCTTCCAGCTTGTGATTTCCGTATGCTTACACCATTCCTGACTGATGCTTCTTGGACTAAAGTAGCTCTAAAAATGCCTTGGAATGCACTGCGGATGAATTTAAATACTTTCCAAAGACATAATGTATTTAATGATAATGAAGTTGTACAACAGTTAGCCGCAAAGCTGTCTAATAAGGAAGAAGTATTGAAAAACAATGCCTTCCCTTATCAACTACTTACCATGTATCAGGCTATCGCTGGTAAAGTCCCGGCACAATTCAGTCTCGCGGCTGAGCAAGCAATGGAACACGCCACCTTAAATACGCCAAAACTTAATAAGAGATGTGCTGCACTACTTGACACTAGTGGTAGTATGAATTCGCCTGTAACCGGAGCTAGAGACGGAGCAACTAGTGTGACAACTTGTAGAGACGTGGGAGCATTATTTGCTTCCTGTATCCTCAGACAAAATGAAGGTTCTATTGTAGTTCCATTTGATACTTGCGTTCACCTTCATAATTTGAATGCTGACGATTCAGTTATGCAAAATGCTACTAAGCTCTCCCGTTTCGGAGGTGGAGGTACAGACTGTGCTTGTGCTTTGCGAAAACTGAATGATGAAAATTGGAAGGGTGACGTAGTTGTCTACTTTAGCGATAATGAAAGTTGGTACGGAGCAACACGTTATGGTTATGGAAGAACTGGTGTAGCCGAAGAATGGGCAAAGTTTAAGAACCGAAATCCAAAAGCAAAACTAATTTGTTTGGATTTAATTCCCAATACCACAAGTCAAATCCCTAATTTGCCTAGTGAGGTACTTAACATCGGAGGCTTTTCAGACGATTGCTTCTCAGTAATTGAAAGATTCGTTAACGGAGAAAATCTCGACTTCGCTAGTGTTATCAAAGAAGTCCAGATTTAATCTTGGGGAATAAGCCGCACAAATCAAGCTAAAAGTGTAATCCTCTTGTAGACAATTTTACGAGAGGATTTATTTATGCACGGTGAAGCTTGGTCTGAAAAAGATAAAGAATATTTAAAATTAAATTATAAAACTAAATCTGTAAAAGAAATAGCAGAATTTTTGCAAAGAAATATTTGTTCTGTACACACATATGCTGGTAAATTAGGATTATCTCAACTTATCAATAAAAATAAAAACTATTTTGATATTCCTAATATTGAAAATTCTTATTGGGCAGGATTTATCGCTGCTGACGGATGTATAACAAGAAATGATAGTGTTTCTATACAACTTTCATCTTTAGATAAAGAACATCTAATAAATTTTGCAAAATGTTGCGGATATGGAGGAGATATAAAAGAGGTAATAACAACCACAGGTTATAAACCAGGATGTATAACATCTGTTATTAGAGTAAGTGGTGTTAAAAATTGGGTAATTAAATTAAAAGAAAATTGGAGCATTACTCCTAAAAAAACTTTAACACTTGAACCTCCTACTAATTTAAACTATGAAAATTCTTTAGCTTTCATAAAAGGTTACATAGACGGAGATGGACATATAATTGAAGAAGATGGAAGATATATAGTTCTTGGAGTTATTGGAACCGAAAAAATGTTAATTTGGATTAAAAATACATTTGATAATCTTATAATTAAAGAAAATTCTTCAAATTTATTAAGGTGTAATAATTGTGTTCAATATAGATATAGTATCAAAGGTGTGAGAGCTATTAAAATAATCAATAGTTTAAGATTAATAAAAACGCCACAATTAGAACGTAAATGGAATTTGGTTGCAAAATATGATGAAAATCAGAAAAGAATAACTGATACAGACCTTCCTGATTATATAGATAAAATGAATCATTTTATAAGTGAGAAAGCTAAAATTTAAGCTTGACTTCTCGGAAAAGTAGTGTATTATAGATGTATAAGTCAGATAATGCTAGCTGTAAAGTCTGACGAGTCTTTTAGTGTAACAGAAAGCACGTTGCCCCCTAAAGCAATAGACTGGTGCGACTCCAGAAAGACGACTTAATGCTTCGCGGTTGTATGTAAGTTTAATGTAACTAACAACGGTACACAACCTTAGATGTTTGGGTTCGATTCCCATAGCGAAGCCTGATGAAAATTCATGCGCGAGGTATCGAGAATGCTAAAATACAATTCTAAATATAAAACTTGGACACTTCGCTTAAACAATAGTTACCTTGTTTTAGAAGAAATTCCAAAAGAAAATAAGTTTCAAATGTTTCCTAATCCTAATAAGTTTTTTGATTTTAAAACTTATGGGGAACGAGACGGTCTACTCAAAGTAGATAAATTTCGGGTGATGTGGAGCTTCTAATGTCAGAAAATCAAGGACAACAAAGTTGTTTACATAAATATGTTCACCTAAGAACTATTAAGAAACGTGAAGGTGGTGGCTATTCAGATAAATATACTTTGGTAGATTATTACTTTTGCGAACATTGTCTAGAAGAAAAAGAGAAAAAGAAAGAGGAATATAGTCGTGATACACCTTTATGGTATTATTAAGTGGAGTTTCTCCACATTTTGCTCAGACTGTTGTAATTATCACGATATTGATGGAGATTGTGTTCTCTAAGAAAAGAAGAAAATTGGATTTTCAGGTTGACTAAAGGCGAAAGATAGTGTAGGATATAAGCGTGAGTGAGGTTTCTAAACAGAAAAACTAGTAGCGACTAGTTCTCCACTCTCACATTACGGAGAGTTAGCTCAGCTTGGTAGAGCAAAAACCAGCCGCAAGGCAGTATCTCTTAACAAACTTGTCAGTAAATGAATATCTCAAGGGATTACATTCAAGTTTTAGGTCGTAGGTTCAAATCCTACACTCTCCGCTCGCTAGTGAATACTCAGAAAAGATTACATAACAATTGACTGTTTAACAACATCTTTTCAATTTTTGTCATTAGCGAAAACTAAAGTTTTCGTTGTAAAAACGAAACTCAAACTGGTTACTAAATGAGGGGCTTCCAGTATAATAAAAAGGCTCCTCCAATATCCCCTGCTAGTATAAAAAACAGACTAATACGCTACCCGCGAAATGGTAGAAATGTGGTGCGAATCCACTATGGGGACTCAGTTTATGGTCCGGCAATGTTCATATATGAAAGAGCTACGCTCACCGGAATAAACTTCGTAATTTTATCAATCTCTATGAGGTAAATTGAGTGTAGCGCTATCTCAAGTTGATAAACGCGAAGCGGCTGAATACTTGTAGGAATACATTTATGTGATAATGAAACCCTCTTACTAATCCTTGTCAGCTTTATGCGGTCTTAATGTAATGGTTGCATTCCCCTAAATCACATTGGGTGAACGGTTCGATTCCGTAGGCCGCTCTCGACTTCATAGTAATCAATCTCGCCATTAAAATTGAGTGCTGGCACAAACTCAAGTTGATTAAACGTGAAGTATATGCTTTTCTATGGTAGCTAACAGATGCAGTTAGAGAATACATAACAATGAAGCCGTTTATCAATGATAACCTGAGAGTGCGATTCTCTCGATAGGTTCTAGCCAAGATTCCCTTGGTGAAATTGTTCGGGAGTTTATTCCCTAACCTATGTTAAAGGTAAACAATTTTCTCTTTCAATTTTGTTGTTAGGTTGGTTCGATTCCAACAAAAAGCACTTCACCAGTCCCGTTCTACGGGACTTTTTCATTTTGTGTTGACAAGCGAGCTATGCTCGCCTATAATGAAGAAAACAATCAAACTCAACACAAGGTACTAATATGTCTATTAGAGATTTTCCTCCCACAACCGATTATGACTTAGAAAAAATCGAAAATGTTTTCGTAGAAACTTCTTTATCTAAAAATGTTTCTAAACTGGAAGAACTAATTCGTGAGCTTCGTAAAAATTTATTTCTCAGAACTCAATATTCTCATGCTCCAGAACGAGTGTGGGAAGAGGAAGAACAGGTTGAGGAAAGAATGAATATAAATAAACTAAAACGTCAAGAATGGGATATAGAAACGGAAAAGATGATTCAGGACTGCAAATAATGGAACATGTAATATTTATACTTGACTTACTTGGACTTATTACAATTATTGTCGGAATACTATTTATAGTATTACTCTGGATATGGGCAATCTTAAAGGAACCAGACTCCTCTAATTTCTATAAACAAGGAAATGTAAAATGATAGAAACAATCTTATTAATTCCTGTAATATGTTTATATCCATTACTCTTTGGAATGATAATGTACTTCGTATTGTATCCAAGTTTCGCTTTAGAAATAATTAACTCGTGGCTTCAAAGATGGAGGAAATTTTTATTTGCAGAGAAGGCACCCTCACAACCCACAAATAAAATCTTCCACGTTCCCGTTTCCTCTCCAACTCCTACAAAAAATGATTCCCGTGACTCAGGCTTTTCCTCCTCCGATATATTGAGAGTGAGAAATGGGTGGGAAAATAAATTTTCTATATGATGTGCCTCCTCTGCTTATTCAATTTTGAAAGTATTTAATAATATGTGGACTATATCTACTAAACACGCAATAGAAATTGGAAATGGTTATACTAAATTCTTTGGTGGGACTCAAATTGAAGTTTCAAAACTAGAATTAAGTGAAGTAAAAGATATTATAAAAGATAGATATAAAGAATTCGTTTGTGAACATTATGATTGTACAGCATTTGGAGAAGATATTATTTGTATAGAATATGAATTCTTTTCTACATATAGTAGAGTTTGGCACAACATAACAATACGGCCCACAAAATTCTTAAATTAGGACTTGACAATGAAACTTTATACTGTTAAAATAGAAGAGCGAGATGTCCCTGATTGGGGTAAAAATACTTATCGTCCAATTAGAGTTAAAGTAACTAATGATATAGTAAGAGCTAAGAACTATTTGAAATCTTATTATAATGGATTTTCTTGTGATGAAGATGAAAACAGTTTAAGTTTTAAAAAATATTATAGGTATGACGAATCTGAAAATATTATTGAAATTACCTTTGAAGAAGCGGAAGTAATATGAGTCTGTGGCTCTATAATCCAACGGAAGAGATAGAAGTTTCAAAAACTTTACAGTGTCAGTTCGAGTCTGACTAGAGCTACTTATTAATGAAAATAAAATGATAAGCGGAGCTAAAATGAATCAAACAAAGTGGGATGTAAGATTTTTACGATTAGCTAAAGAAATTTCTAAGTGGTCCAAAGACCCGTCCACACAAACTGGAGCAGTAATCACAGATAGAAAAAAATTAATTTCTGTTGGTTATAATGGTTTTGCTCAAGGAACTAAAGATAGAAAATCAGATTATGATAATCGGGAACTAAAGTATAAGAAAGTAGTACACTGCGAAAGAAATGCTGTTATATTTGCACAAAGATGTTTGGATGGTTGCACATTATATACCTATCCATTTCATTCCTGTTCAGTGTGTGCTGGTATGATGATGCAAGCTGGTATTTCTAGATTTGTAGCTCCAGTATTACCACAACATCTAAAAGAACGGTGGGAAAAGGATTTCCAAATCACTTTTGAAATGTACAAAGATAAGGGTGTAGAAGTAGTAAGTTACTATCAGGATTTTATAGATAATTTCACAGATGAACCTGAATATGACGAGGAATAAGATGAAAGCTTACGATTTAGGAAATGAAGCAGCACAAATAGGTGTATCATTTGATATGAATCCTTATTTATGGACTAGCCAACATGATGATTGGGTGACTTGGAATGTAGGATGGTTTGCGTTTCATAACAAATAAACTAACAATGAAGAATATCATAATTGGTAATGAAACAAGCTGTTAACTTGTGATATAAAGGTTCGAGTCCTTTTTCTTCAGCTTTATCTAATAAACTAACACCGTAGTTCATCTACGGTGTAGCTGTTTAATAACCCAATAAATTTTAAACTCAAAGAATAAGGTGAATAGAAATATGTGGTTGATAGTATCAAAACTATGAAATTTTTTAATATCTCTCTATTATCACATTTTATCTATATTTCCAAAAACGTTTAATAAAAGAAGCCGTAGTTTTACGGCTCCGTTTCATCCGGGTTAGGAGCGAAGCTCCTACTAATAATTCACTATATTATCATCTACCTGAAATTCAGACTTACTAGTATACCAACTACCATCTGGCAATATAACGTAAACCTGTATTTTCCATAGCCCTTTCATATCTAAATCGTTCACAGATGTTGTAATCCATTGAACGATACCATCAGACCCGTCAGTATAAAAAGCCCCATTTTTGGAGACAATAACTTTATTTGGTTTTAAAATAGAAAATTTAATAGTGGTTGCAGTTTCAATAGGGACAACATTTCCACTATAATCTTTAATTGTTAATCTAAAAGCGGTTCCTGTATCTCCAACATGATGTAATTCTTCAGACATTTTTTTCTCTTATTTTAGATTATTAATTTTATTAATATACAAACTATTGTTATAATTTTTATTTAAATAGCAAATTAGATTTACTATTCGTTTAATACGGACTTTTTCAGTATTCCAAATTAATGTTTTATTATTCGATATTAATTTATTAATATTCCAAATTAATTGTTTATTTTGATTAACTAAAGAATTTGCTCCCCAAATTAATTGATTAGTCTTATTAACATAAGCCGAAATATCCCATATATACTGATTTTGCCGATTTACTAAACTAGATATATCCCAAATTAATTGATTAGTCTTATTAACATAAGCCGAAATATCCCATATATACTGATTTTGCCGATTTACTAAACTAGATATATCCCAAATTAATTGATTAGTCTTATTAACATAAGCCGAAATATCCCATATATACTGATTTTGCCGATTTACTAAACTAGATATATCCCAAATTAATTGATTAGTCTTATTAACATAAGCCGAAATATCCCATATATACTGATTTTGCCGATTTACTAAACTAGATATATCCCAAATTAATTGTTTATTTTGATTAACTAAAGAATTTGTATTCCAGATGCTTTGTTCAGTTTTATTAACGCAGGCTAATGTATTCCATACGCTTTGTTCAGTTTTATTAACGCAGGCTAATGTATTCCAGATGCTTTGTCTAACTTGATTCGCTTTAATTAAAGTATTCCAAATACATTGTATACTTTTATTAACTGGAGTATCTGTAGAAAGCGGATACGCTAAACCGTTACCACTATTATATAACGAAGAAATTTCTGAACTAGATAAAACTTTTTTCCAAAATCCTACCTCATCAATTAATCCGTCAAAATATCCAGTATAAAATCCACTAAACCATTCATAAGCCCCAATAGCAAATGTCCCGGTTCCATCCGTAAAACCACTAGAATATGAAGTTGTATCAGGAGTCCCATTATTAATAACGATACCAACTTCATTATTTACAGAATCGTGCCAACAAACTATATGATACCACGTTCCAGTTGAAGGAGCGCCTAAATTATTAGCTGATATAGTAGCTCCACCAGAAATATTAGCTCTAAATTTTATTCTAGAGCTAATATAATCATAGTATATTTGGTATTCATTTCCTTTACATACTGCGTAATAATCTGAAAAAGTTAATGATTCAAATTTTATCCATAAAGAAATAGAAAAATCAATATCTCCAACGCTTAAATCAGAATTGTCACTTTTAGTTAAAAAATTCGAGTTATTAAGTTCAAAATCAGCACAATTACCTATTTTGCCAGTTCCGTAAGAAGTTCCGTTATGGTCAGTTAACGTATTACTACCGTGAGCATCAGACCTGTCGCCCGAAGTTTCGTCAAGTTTCCAATAACTTACTAAATTGTCTATTATGGCCAATTTAATTCCTTAATTATGCACCTGTATCACCTTCAATTTTTATTGTAGCTCCATCTGATGCTACCGCAGATGTATTAGCAGCAGTTCTTTTTAACCAAATTGCTCTACAAGACCCTGCTGAAATACTACCAATTGACAATCCTGTTGCTTTACTTGTTGCTGTGCTAAAACTCCCAACAGAACTTGGGGCGGTAGTTTCATTTGTAATTGAATCGGCTTGAGCAGATGACGCCCCGATAGCGGAAGCTGCTGCGTTATCAATAGCAAACGCGATTGACGCTCCTCCAGAAACCTCGGAACTAATCCATATTACAGCATTTTGTAAAGTTAAAGAAGCGTGGCTATTATGTATAAATATACATCTATAATCTACTGTGCTTGCCGCATTTTCATCTCCGGTTATATCGTCAAATAAATTATTTAAAGTTGCGTCTGTAATCTGAGTTGTAGAAATATATTTTCCTAATGAACCAGCAGCAGTTCCAGATAAACTGTTTCCAGCACTACCACTTTTAGTGCTAAACTTGAATAAAATGTCTCCAGATACAATAGGCATATTAACTCCTGTAAAATTATTTGTATTTACAGAAAATAAATACCCCAAAATCCTCATTCAATGAAAGGTATAATCTGAACTTCACATTTTTCATAATCAACCCATTTTCCTATCCATTTATTATCCTTTAAATATAAAATAGCTGTTAAACCATTTTCCCCATGTATAACCATTTTTTTTCCAAACCTATTTGCAAAAATATACCAATTTTTTTCTAATCTAGCTGAACCCTCACCTATTATATTATCTTTTAATAATTCTATTTCCCTCTCATCCATTCCAACTCTAATGTAGCGATATTTTTTATTAATCAATTCATTAATAATTTTTTTCTCTTCTAAAGTTGGAAACTTATTAACCCAAATTGCTGAATTCCATCTAGTATTCAATTCATCAATTAAATCCAAAGTATCCTGCTCGTAAGGAATATCCCAAGCTTTAGGATGTGTTTTATCTATTTTAAACTTAGCTTGTGCCCGATGTGAGAATAGCCAGGAACCATCAAAATTTTTCTGTAAAATAACACAATTATTAATCCAGTCTGGCGATGGTGGAACACCATACTCGCTCCCAAAGTAACGCCAACCAAAATGAAAAGTTTCTTTATCTCCATAGAACAACTTAAAATAATAATCACTATAATCACAATAATACTTAGCCAGATTTAATTCTTTCCAACACATCTTTTTATTAACTAGAATTTGTCCACTTTCTACTTGTAGTTCATCTCGCGGTTCAATTCCTAGTATATTCCACATATTTTTATCATGCTTCCAACATTCATAGTCTGGCCAAAAAACCGCTCCAGTTCTTTTAAATTCA